AACCATCTGTACCAGAAGTTCCTGAAGAGCCATCTGTTCCACTTGTACCTGAAGAGCCATCTGTTCCAGAGCTTCCACTTGTTCCTGATGAACCATCTGTACCAGAAGTTCCTGAAGAGCCATCTGTACCAGAAGTTCCTGAAGAGCCATCTGTACCAGAAGTGCCTGAAGAGCCATCTGTTCCAGAGCTTCCACTTGTACCTGAAGAGCCATCTGTTCCACTTGTACCTGATGAACCATCTGTACCAGAAGTACCTGAAGAGCCATCTGTTCCACTTGTTCCTGATGAACCATCTGTACCAGAAGTTCCTGAAGAGCCATCTGTTCCAGAAGTTCCTGAAGAGCCATCTGTTCCAGAAGTTCCTGAAGAGCCATCTGTTCCAGAAGTTCCTGAAGAGCCATCTGTTCCAGAGCTTCCACTTGTTCCTGATGAACCATCTGTTCCACTTGTTCCTGATGAACCATCTGTACCAGAAGTACCTGAAGAGCCATCTGTTCCACTTGTACCTGACGTTCCACTAGTACCCCCAGTGATACTGTCGGTTAAGGCAGAAAAATATATCTGTTGAGAATCCCCGGTTAAGGTTGGACTACCTTGTTCGTAGTTCGTTACAATATAGAGCACATCGCTGGGGGCGGCTGACAGTGCTATACCTAAGTCGGTTATTCTTACATTTGCCATAGCTAATAAATATTTTTAATCTTTACTTTTTTCATTTTATTTTTAACATGGACCGCATAAACTTCCAACAACAAATCCATCTGTCCCAATTTGCCACATTCCTCCCGAAGTATCGGTTGTGTCAGTATACCAAAGGTTGTTGCCGTTGTATGGTGTATTTAGGGCTGCGTCTGAGTAAAATCTCAATACGTTTGACCATTGTGAAGTTGGTGAGTAAGTAGTCTGTGTCAAAGTGTATGTAGAACAACTACAACTACTATCCCCTGATGAAACAGCATAGGCAGTTGAATCTTCCTGAAGAATTAGTGGATTACCGTCTTGTGTAATCAAGACGTTACCAAATTGGTCAATTATCAATATTTCGAAAACAGTTGGTGTTGAAGAAGGTGTTGGAGTTGGAGTTTGGGTTGGCGTTTCAGACGGCGTTTGAGTTGGTGTCTCAGTAGTAGTTTGTGTCGGAGTTTGAGTTGGTGTCTCGGAAGGTGTTTGAGAAGGTGTTGGCGTTTGAGTTTCTGTTGCGGTAGGAGTTGAACCAGGTGTTGCGCTAGGTGTGGGTGTTTGTGTCGGTGTTTCAGTGGTGGTAGGTGTTTGTGTCGGTGTCTCAGTGGTGGTAGGCGTTTGGGTCGGTGTCTCAGTGGTAGTTGGTGTAGGCGTTTGGGTCGGTGTCTCAGATGGCGTTATTGAAGGTGTTGGTGTATTTGTAGGTGTTGGTGATGGTGTTGCTGGAGGAGGTGTTGTCGTAGGTGTTGGTGTTGGAGAAGGGGTAACACATGGCCCAAGTTGAACCACAACCCCATTCAACATTTCAGTTCTTGTTTGAGCCGAATAATATAATGTGGCCGCTGATAATGGGTCGGGATAATTACTTACATAGACATCAAAGGGACCTAATGCGTTTGTGTTTGGTGTAATCTTTATTATATAGGAATTACAAGTATCTGCGGAAATCTGTTGTTCAATAAAATTATCACAGCCAGGTGCAGTATTTACAACGAAAATCGATTGAAGGGACATCAGGTCTTTTTTTTTCAATAAATACCTGAACTATATTGATTTTTAAACCACCATAAAAAATAAAATAAACTAATAATATCAAACGAGCACCAAAGAACAATTTGACTCGTCTATGGATATTCCACTTATCACACAGCTTGACTCTTGAATCGAAATATTAACAATACAATCAACCAAACTTACGGTAATGTTAAATGAACATCCAAAAGTACAATCCAAAATCTTAAATAATTCACAACCGTTAGCATCAACTAATTTCAACATTATCGCCGGAGCTGTATTGAAAATTGGAGGAATCGAAGAGTTGTAACTAATTTCAGGTGGTACTGTAGTATTGATTGTACCAATTAGGCTTTGATTATTCCCATAAACATCCGCAATGTAAACTTGAACTGGTGTGCTAGCCCCCGATATGAAGTCTATTCTTACCTGTGTCATGACAAACAACTTATATCATAGTTTATAACCAAATCTATAACGATACTTTGATTGAGCAAAGCAGGATTTGTACCATTGGTTTGAATTGTTATTTGGTTGGTTTGTGGATTTACAATGACAGATGTTACACCAGGTACACCATAAAGTAATGTGGTAATTGTATCGTAATACAAATTATCTGAAGGAGCAACATTTAATTGTGTTGTCGTGAAGAAAGTTGTTTGACCACTCAATCCACTTGGCTCAACTTTGACTTGTGCTGTGAATGTTGCAGAGTTAAAAGTACAACCCGAGTTTCCAAAAATTAAGTCTTGGTATCCATCATTCAACATCTGTAATAATCCAAACTGACATGGTGATACCGTAGTTAAGAACTCGGAACCCATGACATATGTGGTATAAGAGGCGTAGGTCGAAAAACAAGAAATTGTCGTTTGTCTAGTTAGGTAACATCCTGTTAAATCAGTAATAGTAACACTATAAGTTCCTCCTGTAAGACCCGATACTGATATTTGTTGTGGATTATTAGGTACGTTATCAGACCATTGATAGGTAAATGGTGGTTGACCACTCGAAATAAATGCGGTTATTGTACCACTATCCCCCGTTCCACAACCTGTACTGTATATTGAAAAATCTAATGGTATAGAATTACCCACAAAAACTTGTGCCGTCTGTGTACACCCTGAAGAATCTGTAACTTGAACCACATGTTGTCCTGCGGTAATATTAGTGAACGTCACAGAACTTAAAGTTGTATCTGAAAAATAAGTTATACCATCTAAACTATATTGAAAAGGTTCAACGCCCCCACTTGTCTTTATCAATTCAATTGCCCCGTTTGAACCATTACATGTTGTTCCACTTACAAGTGTAGAAATTGTAAATAAATTATCTGTAAAAATGTCAACATCTTGAGCGTAGGCACAACCAGTCTCATCAGTAACAAAAAGAGAATAAGTACCTGCCGATAAATTATTGAAAAACTGATTGGACTCAATTGATGTTACAATTTGTGAATTTGAGTCAGGATAAATAAGTTGGTAAGTATATGGGGGGCTTCCTTCTGTTACATTTATTAGTAAGGAACCACCAGTACTTGAACAAACGGAGTTCTCAATCGTCAATGAAACTGAACCCAAACTTTGTGGAGTTGATATTTCTGTTCCCACAACAATATTACACAATCCGGCGTCCGTTACTGAAAACAAATATGACCCTGAAGGTATATTATTCAAAACAAATTGTTGAGAATAAGTTATAAGTACATTTCCCGTTGAAGCAGAATAATAATATGGTGCCGTTCCTCCTGATATGTTGAGCGTCAATGACCCGTCACTACTAAAACAAGTTGGTGTTATTGCTGAAAAGTAAGTAAACCCTAAAGGTTGAACTTCTCCGACTCCTACCGACTTTGTTCTTTTACAACCGTTAGCATCCGTAACTTCGACTGAGTATGTCCCTGTGGTCAATCCTGTTATTGTGCTTCCCGTATCACCATTACTCCAAACATAAGTGTATGGTGGTGTGCCAGTTTGACCTGTGACGTAGACTTTACCGATTGGTGTGAACGTGTTGGCACATGGGGAACTCGGCACTGAGTAGAAACCGAAATCTAACTCATTCGAACTTGAAATTATAAAACTTGGAGTGGAACCTGATGTTCCTCCAATATCCTCCGCAACAATGTAATAACTGTCAGCAGATAAACTTGTGAAAACAAACTCTCCCGAATTAGTATAACCCGAACTTACTAAACTATTTGAGGTGGTGTAAAGATAAAAATTGGTTGTTGCCAAATTAGCGGTCGAGGTGGCACTTACCGACCCGTTATTAAGCCCACAAGTTGTATCAACGAGACCTAATATGGAAGCACAGATTCCACTACTTACTAAGACGTTAATATTATTGTATCCGTAATTGTTAGGTGTGCTTGAATCAATTCCGTTAATTACGTAAACACCAGGAAAAAGACCCGTTCTTGTTGATGTACCGCCGATACTATAATCTGAACCCAAATCGGGGTCGACCCATGTGACAGTATATGGTGGAGTACCCCCAGTAAATGTAATACTTATCACACCCGCACCAGTATTCAAACTGTCACCAGTTATCAATAATGAATAATTAAGTGCTACGTTAGACATTACAATTTATGTTTATATTTATCCCCGTGTTTAGAACCAATTCCTCATTAACATAATAGGGTGACGATGTTAAGTTCACAAAACTGATATTATTCCCATTTATATAGAATGTATATCCATAATTGTAAAGTTGTGGTAAGTATTGAATCAAAGCATTTCTCCAATCTGTAGCGGTTGGTATGTCATTTGAGCCAACACCATAAAAAAAAGGTTGTTGTATAAGAATATTATTTCCAATTCTTAAATCAATATACCATGTGGTGGTAACTGAATCTAAAATACATTGAGTCAGGCTAACACCTGATGAACTTAACATACTATTGACAGAAAAATATAATATCGAGCTGAAATTAGAAACTTGTACATCCCCGTTCAACCATGGGTAAATTGAGAATGATGGATTAACACAATTAGAGGTGTAATTGAAAATACCGCTTGATATTTTACATGGATTTGCCTCGACAGGTTCTTCGATACAACCTCTCTGTCTTCTATAAACAAATTTTTGTTTGTGTAGAACGGAGTTCTCGAATTTTATACCTCCTTGCCAAATGGTTGTAGCAGGAATCATTTGTTCCACCAACTTCATCCAATACGGACCTATACCTTCTACATAATCAATTAATTTCTGATAAGTGTATTTGTTATTTGGTAAACCAACAGTTTGTTCAGATTGGATATATTTCCACCAAATGGACTGTAAGGTTGGGTATCCTCCTGTTTTTCCATCCGTTATGTATAATCTATTTCTTGTGTTCACCATATTTTCCCAAAAAGTTTGGTAGAACTCAAAAAATGTTTTTTGTTTTGGCTGTGGATTTACATAAGTCCAGTCAACACCACCAGGTACAGGGTATCCCACCGTGAGACCAGATTCAGGAATCGGATAGTCATATCTTCTTGATTGGTCCCAAACATCGTAAACTAATCCTTGAGCAGGATTTAAGAATAAATCTATGTTTTTGACATTAAGAACAAGTTTTTCATTCCCAACATAATAGTAGGCGTTGTAATCCGCTTGATTCGATATCCTTAACTTATCATCATCATCTAACCAACTCTTATTATTATCAATAATCTTCCTTAACTTGAATCCCAGGTTCATATATGGAAAATCTCTGTATCTATCGAGATAAAGTTGACCATAGGTAAAAGGTTGTAGTTGTGTTTGAATATCGATGTTTTGACCTGTGTATACATTTCCTGTGATGGTAACTTGGTCAGGACTTCTATGTTGTGGTGTAACCTCGTACCAACCCGCACCAAGTTGGAAGAAATAATTTTCAGTATCTCTCGGTGCCTTCGGATAACCTAAATCATCTACAGGATAATCATCTCGAGTGATTATTGCTGCTTCATACGTAGCGGAAGAAGTAAATGCTGAAAATAAAACCCCTTTTACTTTAAAAGTAACTCCTGGTAAATATGTTGGCGTTTGCTCAACATATGTTCCACCAGTAATTGCCAGATATTGTGTTGTAAAGTTTTTTAAATTTATTCTTTGGTCGGCTAAATAAATGTGTTCGTTATACTCAATCAATGATTCGGGAGCACCAATCAATCTCATTAGAAACTCTATAGACCTTCTTGTACCTTTTGACTTAAACAAATAAGCGGCGTTCAAGATTAAATTTCTGTAGAAGGCGTAGTTTAATTCTGTTGGTGTTAAAGCTCTAGCGTAACCAGGGTAATTGGGTTTACTTTGGTTGCCAAACACGGAGTCCAAGAAATTTTCATTCGTTATTGGTGAAAAGTTAGAAGACCATCCGAGTGTTTGAGACAAGTTGACTAATAATTGATTCGGAATGTTATTTCCTGGGTTATATTGAACTGAGTTCATAAACGCCAAGGACTCAATAAATTGTTTTACTTGGTCAAAGCTCCTACCATATATTTGTAATATCTTTTCAACCTTTTGATTTAGGGTATCGAATTCTTTTATAGCATCAGTAACCAAAAACCTCGAAATTAGGTTTGTCTTATAAGAGTCTAAATCTACAGCAATAGATTGAAGTTGGGTTAAGTATGTATCAAAAGCGGCACCGAGAATTGACAAGTTCCATGGTCCATCTTTTGGCCACGTTACTTGTTGATAATTGGTATAAAACTGACCCGCTTGATTCTGTGCTGGTATTTGGAAGAAAGCAGTATACTCAGGAACAGTCAATCTGTTAATCAAAAACTTTTCAACCTCATCGAAATCTTCGAGAAATACCTTATCAACGATGTAGTCGTTTGGTCTTACTAAGAAATTACCGAAATAAGTTGTTGCTGTCGTTGGGAAAGGTTGTCCTGAAACGTAAAAACCCAAAGGACCTGTAGTGGTAGAAGGTGACGGTTCAAAACCAACAACCTTATATTCGATATCATTAATAGAAATGGCATAATCCAAATACGTTTCGGTTAGGTTTCTATACTTTGAGGTGATAATTTCACGAGCCTCAATATTTGTAGTGGCACTTACACTATATTCAATCGCAAATGGGTTATTCAATCTATCAAGGTTGACCTGAAAGAATGTCTCATCTGAAATAGAATCGTACGTGATATTGATAGCGGTTGCCCCTGTTGTAAAATCAATATTATCAAATAAAACTTCTATTGCCGCAGGAAAATAGTTAATAATTTTGGTTACAGAAACACTGAACCTTTTGGCTAAAGAACCATACAAAGAAAAATTAAGAACTTGAGAAACATCATAATTAGGATAGACTCTAAACTGAGTTGCTTGAATCGCTCTACTTTGTAAAACATCTTCTAAACCCAAATCATCCAATGATAAAGGTTCGGAGAATGCCCCAACATTAAAGGTTCTATTTACCTTTTCTGTAACAATGTCATTAAAATCAAAAACACCTAACGTAAGTCCTCCACCATTGACAGTCTGTAAACCAACAATGTTGTCAGAGAAAGTTCCCGCACCATTACCAGGTCTCGGAGGGTAAAAATATTTGGTTCTTGAAGTACTCATTGAGCTGTGATAGTTGTGAAGTTTTTACTGAAGTCGATATTATTACCACGATTTTGTCTAACCTCATATAGAAGAGCATTGAATTGGTCTCTAATTTCATACAAGTTGTATTGTCTGTATATGTTGTTCTGTGAATCGTAGATTGTGTATATACCATCATCAATAGACTTGGTTTGATTACCATAAAGGGCAATTGCGAGAGATGATATATCGTATTCAACCATTTCAACCTCCAATGTTACCGGGTTAAAAAATGTATTTGAAATAATAACCTCTTGGTCAGGTTGACCAATATATGGTGTTGCGTTTGGATTGTTGGTAGGTGATGATGACGGGGATAATGTCAAAAATAATAAGTTTGCCGTACCATCAACATATCTATATCTTATCGCCTTTTGAGTAGAATTCGTTTGGTTAGATACGACAGGCTCACAATAGAAACAAGAAGTTACAACTCTGAAGAAGTTAGGAATTTTTGAACCATCAGGGTTTAAATACTCCACTCTGAATCCAACAAGTCCTTGAGGTACGAATTTATTTTGGAACTCAGGTGGCACGTTTGTAACATCTATAATAATTCCTTTGACGTTGGGAAGAGCGCTTAAAACACCACAATCCGTGATTACAGTTCTTATTTGTGCTGGTCTCAAATAGAGAGTATAAATACCAATTGCGTTGAATTGATTGGCCGGCAGAGTTAAATTATATAACCCACCCAAAACTTCGACACCAGCATTTCCCCCAGTTGCCGTATTGTTAAAAAATGGTCTCAAAATTGTTGGTGCGTCCAACCTTGTTAACGTAAAATCTTGAGTCGCATCACGAGTCGGCGTATACACCATAAGGATTTCTACATCTTCAGGTGAAACATCACTCGGTCTTATTGTACCATATGAACCTATCGCCATATTTTCTTTTTTTTATAAATAGTTTAGTCCCTGTTTTGGACATTGAAAAATCCGTATCCGTAATTTAATAAATCACCAATATTATCAACCTCACCTAATCTCTGAACCCTCTCGTAAGCACTATTTTTTCCTCTTTCAACATACACGTCCGTTTGTATTTGAGGTTGGTCAATAAGTTTTAATAGTGCCTCATCTTTAGTTATGGGCTCCGCAGTTAAATTGTTCGCGGTAAATCCTGATGATTCAACAAAAAATATTGTCGAGCCGTCGGAAAAATCATAGTAGTTTATATTGTTAATTGTGTAACCGGTTGAGAAAGTTCCAATGTCCGTTACAACACCCCATATTTGTCCATTACTAATAACTGGAACCCCTACTTGATATTTGACAGGACCATATAATTGTAGTTCAGTCAATCGGGACCTGGTTATACCCGAAACAACATAAGGTACCGTCGTGTAATTGTTCGAAGTCTGAGGTGCCACTTGGTTTACCGCATCCCCTGAAAAAATATAATTGTAAGAAATAGGAGTTGCTGACCAGCTTCCCGTGTTAGGGAAAAAGAATGCTGTCCCATTTGGATTCGGTGGTATAATATCTTGATATGGCGTTGTTATTTTCTTTTCAACTTTTGTTATTCCCCACGGATTGGTTTGTGTTAATGTTATGGTATAAGCTGAAGAGGTTACTGGATAGTTATGTGGAATGTTATTTGGAGTAAATGTTGTAATTATTTGTGGTGCGGACCCATCACCCCAGTCAACAACGTAATTCGAAAGTTCCAAAAACTTTTGAAATTCGTTAGAAGTATTGTAAACATAGTAAGTGTATGGATTTCCTGTTGTCGAACTAAATATAAAATTGGCAACCACATCTTTTTGTAAAACAGCACCATCAAACGGAGAATAATATCCTACGTCAACCGCAGATTGGGTCAACATTAAATTAACTGTTAGACCAGTCAACAATGAACTTCCGTTTGTACCCCCACTTAAAACTTGAGTCATCGATGAATATACTCCAACAGGTATCCCTTTGTAGTTGACAGTGAAAATGTCACCTTTGATATTCTCAGGAGATACTATAAAATTATAAGTGTCCATTACTGTGGGGGGTTTACATATTCATACCAATTTATTGGATTTGCGGCATCTCCGAGCCTTTGTCTTACTTGATTGAAAACTTGATAAGTTTGTGTCGGGTAATCTAACTTCACAGGAAGGTAAAGATATTTGGATATGTCAAACATATAAGGGGTTCCCGCTTGAGCCAGGTTCCATTGCCCCTCGTTCATCATTTTGACAAAATACCCTTTTTCCGCATTGTAAAACTTAGCGGTCATCCAAAAGTTTGTTATATCCAAAAATTCCCTGCTTTTTAACCAATAAATAAAATAACCCTCTTTGTCACCAACGTAGTCTAAAACAAACTCAGGTTTTTTTATTGTGACGTTAGTTCTCTGCATAATTGCCGAGGTTACCAACCCCTGTTGTGTTGGAATGATGAGTGTAAAATAATTTGTTTGTCTCTTCTCATCGTTGTTATCGTAAAAATCCAACTTGAAAAATGAGTTGGCAAAATTATTATTGTAATAATAAATGTCTTGTGTTGAGAAACCCTCTGCCAAGTAATTGGGTTGCCAGTTCAATTGGTTAGTGAGAGAACCCCCTGAATAAAAATAAAACTTATAGTTAATTTCAGTCACTCCGCTTGAAGTCCCACTATAAGGTTGATTGGCAAATCTTGTAACTTCGAAGTCTCTTCCATCACCTAACACCTCAGCAATAACCCCTTGTTCATATAGTTCAATGGAATCTCCAACATTAAGATAATCCCAATTAAGTTCGATAGGAATGTTTAAGGACCTATCGATTCCAACGGATTGGCTAAGTTTTACTTTACTCGCAGGCATCAATCAAAGGTTTAATTGGGTAGTTTATTCCACCTAACACATTGTTGTAATTAATACCTTCAGGTATTAATCTGAATATTACATTCTGATAGGGGTAGTGGGCTTTATTTAAATATGGGTAATCAACCCCACGATTCAAATTATCAAAAAAACCGTATTGGTATAAATCTCTCCATCTGAAGGATTGGTCTGCTTGTGAATAATATGAATAGCTAGGGATGTCGACGACAGATTCTGCCGGTCCTTCATCAACATAATCCGAAAAGAATCTCAAATTCATTTGTTGGTAAGGTTTATAGTAAAAACCTGGAGCATTTGGATTTGGTAGAATTGTTGTGGTGAAGACGTTTTGGTTATATTTTATTTTATGATAATATGGGGAAATGACTCTCTCGATTTGTTGATAATCATTCCACTCACAGAAGTCACCGTCCATGATATCACCTTTGGATAAATCGGAGTTATAATAAAATGTCTTTGTTGTTCCACTCGTCTTCGTGTAAGATTGTAAAGGTATATTTGTATTGGAATTAAAATTCGTAGTTGCCCACCAAGAGGTTGTCTCAGATGATAGATTGAACTGCCAACCTTGTTTTATACCTATCCCATTGGATGGTTCGTTGAAATAACCCGAGTATCCTTTGAAAACAATGGTTAAAAAAAGTTCTGTAATCGGTCTCTTTTGATTATCTATTAGGTCAATTATGTCCAAATCTTTGGCAACTGTGAAATTATAGGCATTACTACTTGTCTTTTGAACAATTCGATTAATGTTATTTGGCGTTAACGAACTAAGCTCTAACTTTCTTTGTTCTTGAAAAACGTTTTTCTCGAAACCAGCCTTTGTCACAATTAAGTCTTCAACATCGGTTAAGATTTTATGTCGTCTGACATAATATTTCGATGTGGTCTCTAACTCATTAGCGGCATTAATTACTCTTCTAAAAGTTCCGACAACACCATCTTGAAATGTTGTTCCTGTATATCCCACGTTTAATATATTGAAAATGAATGGTGAAGATAAAAACGTATCGTCACCCAAAGAATGTACCTGAAATAAATCTTCCTGTTTGTAGCTAAAAGGCAATTTCACAAATTCTCCAACCGCCAGTCCATGTTCCGAAATACATTCGAATGAAATTAACTCCTGACCATTTTGTGTAATATTCTTAATGGTGAAAGGAATACCATCCTTAGCAACCCACGAACCTATAGAACATAAAGTGGTATTGAAAACTTGATTCTCATTATTTTCTACGGGATAACTAAGATAGAATGTCCAATTATAGGTGTAAGCACTTTTTGCTCTGTAATCCAAATGATTGTCAGGGATGTTAGGTCTGTAAAAATCGAATTCATAGAACTGTGGAAAACCACCCCAAATACCACTCACAACAGACTCCTCTTCAGCGACATGCCATAAGTTATTCCTGAACGGTATGTAATCTGTAGTTCCAGAATAAGTATTATCGTAGAGATAGGTAACCTTAAAGGTGGGTCTAAAAATTGTAGAAGCTTGTCTCTCATTATCATAAACTTGACTGAGTTCAACTGTGGAAGTTCTATCATATTCAATAATCTCCCGTTGTTGCTGTTCCAGTCCGAGCTGAACGGATTGGTCAACACTTGGGGAAGCTTTGTATTGTATGGCACTTGGTATGGATGTATACCTATTCATTCGGGAGATACTTTGTTTTAAATTTATCCAAAGCTGTTTGTCCTTTCATAATTCCAAAATAGAATTGGTTAGGAGCACCTACAATAAATTCACTTCTCATGTTAGGAAAGGTTTGTCTTCTATAATTACCGGCAGCGTCAGAGCTGAATATATACCCTCTCTGAGTTGTGTCAGGGAAAGTGGTAAAGTTTACAAAATAACTCGGTGTCGTAATTCTTCTCCTATCTAACGATTGATATGGAAAAAACTTGATTCCTGTTAAAGATGGGTTGGTTACATTATAATTTGTATACCAATCATTTTTCTCACTCCCAAAAATTGTTTGGAAGGTTAGATTTGCCGGTTGAGTAAGTTTCCACTGATAGAAAGGAACAACTTGAGATTTTATTCCGAAGTCGTAGGTTATTGCGTTTTGATTAGAATTAGGTCTGAAGTTCAGTCGACCTGGACTCAAAAAGTCCTTGTTTTGTAAATCAACTGTTGTTGAAGAAAAGAAAACTCCCATTGTTGGTTGATTCAAATCACCCACGATAACCACAGGGTCTGAGGTCTGACCAAACACACTATAAAACTCAGGAGAAAAAGGTATAAGTCCAAGCTCACAATTTATTGACAAAAGTTGTGTTACATCTGCATCTAATCTTTGTTTTCTTCTTTGTGATACGTTAGAAAATCTAGTAAACAATAAAGACAACGCATCGTTCTTACCAATCTGAATAAGATTTTGTAAAAATTTCCTATTTGTGATTCTCGATATGGCAAACATGTTAATCAAGTCAGATGTATCAGAATAACTTGTGGGTGCCAAAGTCCTCATTAGATAGGCGTTAGTTCCAGGGTCGAATGAAATCTCTCTATAAACTTCGTCCTTCATACCCAAATTAGCAATTGTAGTAGGAAATAATAAATTCCTCTGATTAGTTGGAGAGTCGTCTGTGATTGTAGGTCTACCTATAAATGGTTGGTTATTTGTCGAACCGGTATAATAAGGAGAACTTCTATAATAATAGTTGTTAGTATCCGCATCAAAGTATGCCAATTGTTTAGCGAAGTTAGGCCGACCTGGTTTGTTATTTTTATCGTAAATCCTATCAACTTGAATCGGGAACATAAATAAGGAACCGTTAATCCAATTGTTTGTAAATGATTGTGCCAAAACCCCTCTACATAAACCAAAGAAAAATCTAAATCTGAAACCCCATTCTTGGAAAGTTAATATATCCTTCGTCAAATCCTTCCAAATATTTCTAGCCAATACATAACAACCATTTTCAACAGTATCCCCACTAGGACAAGAAGGTATTACACCAAAATTGACTCCATCTCCACTATAACAGGTCAATGAAACCAAATTCTCACACTCGAAAGAATCTAAAACGTTGATAGAAGCTAATTGACCAGCAATATCCGGACTTACCAACTCAGCACCTCCTGCCATATTTGCTGTGGTTAATTGAAATTGTCCAACAGAAACGGAATAAATCCCGAAACTCAGGTTTTGCTGTAATAATGCCGGATTGTAATTCCAATCTGAACCATCCAACGTGTCTGATGAAGGTAGACGGTCAGTTCTCATTACATTTCTAACGTTTGACGTTATTTGGAAAGGAGTAGAACCCGTAAAACTCGGAAGTAAAACTTTAGACCAATAGTACGTTATACAGTTTTCTGGTTTAAATCCTCCAGGGTATTGAGGTCCTGTGTTCACCTGTAACCAATAAAAAGCGGCTCCCGATAAATCTTCATTAGATTGATAAGTGGCGAATTGTCTTTCGGGGGTAGGAGGACTATTTAAAACAAATTTATTTGCGGTTTGTGAAACAACACCTACGGGTAAAGAGAGGAATGGATATGCGTTCTGTGGATAATTATCCCTGTCGAGTGCCCCATAATAACCGACAGCCGACGTAGTATAAGCAGACCATTGACTACCTCCCCTAAAGAAATGTGATGGATAAAATATGTTTGTTTGAGAATTAAATCTTTGAATTGACATAGAACTATCATTCAACTTCTGAATGGGTATGTTAATTCTAGTTGATGCGGTCACCGTAAGAGCATTCTCACTTGGGAAACCAAAAATTTTACCAATACCAAAACGATTAACATATTGTGGTGAGTATGGGTCAACCCCCCTTTGTAGAATTGTTATATATTGCGTATCAAAGTTAGGATATAAGCTTCTGATGTTATAAGGCTGAGTGTCTTGAGGTGCCCATCCGAAGGGACCAAATTTAACATATGTTACTACTGTATTAGAATTCAATAGAGTTGGGAAATAAGGTCCTGTGGTATTGTTCCAAAGTACTGCCGCTTCGCTAACAGTAAGAGCAGTAACCACTTGATAATACTCAATATCACTTGGATAAGAATAATTTGTATTTGTAGACCCTGTTGTCAAGTTGTAATCAACACTGAGGTTGTTCAATTGGTCATTCGGGTTACAATATTCAACAGTGTATTGAGACGCACCTGGATTGAGAGGGGTTCCACTAATTCCATTCGGGAACCCTGTCTGAGCACTATATGCGGGTGTAAAATAGTTTCTGTCTCTCGATGAATCTGGTGTAACGAAAGTCAACATACTTCCAGTCTCAAGTTTCGTTGTTAACAAAACTGTAAGTGTGTTATCAAAATGTTGTACTTGAACGTTTCCCGGATAATCAAACGAGACACTTATTCTATTGATACCACCATTATCATCAAAATATTTTGCTCTTGTATTGAAAACGTTTATTCTCTCAGCCATCGGAAGATTTGATGAAAAAGAATAAATGTCTGAAGCTAAAGCCGCCTGTGTATTGGGAAATCTTGATACCGGTGACTTGGTGGTTTTATATATGTTTATATTATTTTGTGAAAGATTATTTGTTCCTATTGCGTTCGCAATACTCAAAGCAAATGTTTGTTGATTGTCAGGATTTTGTTGTGATACTGGAGGTAAAACCGTTACACTATCAATGTAATTTACAAATCTCGAAAATGGGGTAAAGAATGAGTTGTAATTGGAAACGAGTCCTTCGTATAATGAATCACCACTACAATCACACGCAACACAAGATGGATATGTTAATGCGGGGAGTTTTATTGGCCCGAATGGCTGTTTACCTAACCATTTGGTTATGGCGTCCCACACTAAAGCAAAAGCAGCCCATTTAGCCGAAATCAATAGTTCGTAAACACCTGCTCCGGCAACTCCACTCAAAACGCCCAAAAATAACATAGCAGCAACTAAGGCGTGAAGTCCCGAGACAACCCATAGAAATGTTGAAAAGGGTTGCTTCAATTCATACAAAAATTCATAAATTCTTGCAGCTAAATGGTATGACCATATCAAAATGGGACCCAATAGTTGTAAAACTTGTAGAAGAATTGAATAAACGAAAAAAGTCAAATCGAAATTTCTAAACCCTTCATTCACAGGAAACTTATTAATAGTTTGTTCACAACTATCATTGTTAATTTCTTTGATTCCAACAAATCTACCCCTAGCACCATTTTTAAATTCGTCTATCAAACCGGCAACTGTGTAAACTCTGTTAAATGAGAATTGATAAAACGTGTCTTCGCAATCAATTACCTCCTGAAGTCTATTCAATTTAGCTTGTCCTGTAAATCCTTGCGTGTATCCTGACCAATCCAAACCGAAATAATATGAACTCTTTAAGCTGTCTGGTGGAGTAAAAAATGAATTCGGGTCTGTGTTGATGTCAGGCCATCCATACTCTTTCACGTTCGGTACAAGATAGTATGGTCTCCTCACTTGTTCAGTAAGGTTCTGTGATTGCTGCCACTTTATCTTGAATCTATATTTGGCCCTTGTTGGAATACCAATAGCAGGGTCATTTGATAGAACAGTTTCTCCGAACTCGTTAGTGACTAAATAATCCAAATTCATTGGTAACTCCACAACCCATGTCCCATCACCATCTATTAAGTTACCATTTTGTTCCAAACCATATCTTTCTATTATCGGATTACCATCCTCGTCTTGAAAAATTGTTTGTCTTATAGCAACGATTTGTCCCGGACCCGCCTGTAAACCACATAAGTTACCAAAATCATCTCTCGGTCTTGCGTTTTTCCTTATTCTGAAGTTGTCACCTGTGGAGTAGATTGAGCCCATGAAAACAGCCGTCGGTTGAATATCAACGTTAGCGTCATCTCTCAAATCAAAATCCATTCGATTGATAGCAATTTGACAAAGTGACTCATCTCCCCAAAGAGGAGCAATTTCTATATTCCTGTTGAAGGATATGATTTGAGGTAGTGAATTCAGGTCGTTCGATGTCCTGAATGTGTTCCCGTTTACTTGGGATTCTGTTGCCAAACCCATTCTAATCAAATCTTGAGGAGTGAGTGAAAACTCCCCTATATCAGACAAATCAACATCCATGAAAAGTAGTTGGTCTCCCAATGGAGCACCCATAATCATGTAATCACCACTATCATTGGTTTTAGTAGTGAATTTATAATATTTGTCATATATTTCTACAACTGTACTTCCTGTAAGAGCGTCTGCTCGTGTTGGTAATGTCCCTGTTGCGGCATGTGTTGAATAGGATTTTTCGTATGGAAGAAGATTATATCTGTACCCATCTTCATTTTTATCATCCACTGATTTATATGGATAGATACTTGTTATTATAGGGTTGGATTCATCAATCGATTCTATCGGTATGAATATCGAAACTCTCGCATTTGGAATTCCAAAACCACCGTTAGCTGTGACTCTACCTACAACCACACCATAATCAGCACAATTCCTATTATAGATTTCAGATTGTAATATTTTCAAGGACAGGATTTCTAAAAATTCGAAATCTTGGTCTAACTGTATGTTCAGCGTTTTGTTGGTACCTAACTCTGTTCTAATTCTATAGGATTGTCCCATTAAAGACTTTTGTAATAAATAGTTTATGTGTAATTTTTAAAGAATACACACAACTCAATTATAGTCGTAATAATTGAATAATAAATTAAGACAAGGTAACTGTTTGGAAATTCTTAACTGAAACTCTAATATCTTTATTAGGATATCTTATTTGATAAACTTGACTCGGTTGAGCGAATATTGTGTCATCTACAGGTTGAATTAACTTTGTTGCCGGGTCAGCGTATTCCATCGATGTTTCCGCTGACGAGTATTGACCCCCCACTTCATTAAAAATATCTAAGCTGGCCACAGTCAGAACACCATTAGTGTTTTGTACAATACTTTTAATTTCGGAAAGGTAAACATTTTGACCCAATTGTCTGAGTTGTGGGTTGAAATAAGTAGATATCTTATCAATAACATTTGTGATTACTTGTCCTGAGTTTTGTGCCGAGTCGAGTACTATAGAAATATCAACACTTAAGTCGATAACTTCAGCACTGAAAATAGAAATATAATCGTTCATCATTCGATAGTTCGAAAGATAGCTGGCAATGTTTTGTCTCATCGTATTAGAAACAATTGAAGTCAGTTTCCCTGAAGAGTCGTATGATAAAATTTGTATTAAAATCTTATTGTTATTTTCAGTTATGGAAACTTTAGCAGGTGCTCCAAACTGAGAAGGCATGTTTCTTATAATTGACTCATAGTCTTGAACGGTAACAGCTCTCTTTTGAGCCGCAAAATTATATGTAACATAATTCCTAACTTCTTCTATATTAGGTGCTCCCGCTCCACCGACAGCCGCTGTTACGTTTGTACATCTCAATGAGTTGACAACTGATTGGTTTGTTTGTTCGGAGGGTCCGTTAACAAAGAACGAGACAGTACCCACTTGATTAATTACGTTTGTACCTAAGTTTGTCCCCAATCCACCTCCAACTCTATATTGTATAAACAATGTTGAATTAGGTGATAACGTAGAACCTAACGAAAAGTTATTTGAGTATTTTTGTAAATCCAACGTTGTTCCTAAAGTGGTGAATTGATTTAAGGCGTCTTGAGCAGTGTTTGTTCCACCACCGAAAGTTAGTTTTTTGAAACCCTCTGAAGTATATTCAGAAATAAAACGATTTTGAGTTTGTATATATCTACCCACCTTGATTCCTGGTTGGTCAGAAACTTTTGTTGGGTCTTCAACCCAAACTCTATCTTCTGCTAAGGCGTCTACTTCGTACCATTTATTTTCAAGACCTAAAAACTCCGACACAGTCGGTACATTCGTATATTGTGTGCCATTCTTTAAGAGGACACTTGTGATACCCAATACGTTTTTTTCAGGTAGGTATAACTCGAAGAACGGCTTTACATCGTTTGGAGAGATAACTCTTTTAAATACTTTTGTAATACCGTTAACAACTATCTCCCTTTTTGTTATTGTGTAATTTAATAAAACTCCATTACCATTAAAGTTCGGAATTTTTAACCTATTGAGAACCCCTTGAGAATTGTAAGGTGATGAAAAATCAATGTCCTCGACATTTTCAAAAACTATTCCGGCGCCGACTACCTGAGACCCCCTCTGAAGAATTCCCAAATATCTTTCATCTTCTTTATCTCCGAAAACAGGAACTGTGATAGAAAAATCAACAATAGCAACTGAAGGTCTTTGTCCAGGTATTTTTAAACCGTAAGTTCTGGCTATATTATAAACAGAATTTTTCTGTTGGGCATACTGTAAAACTGTTTCTTGAACACTCCTGTCTATATTATAGTTGAGATTGTCGGCAACTGCCGCGTTCAAATCCAAGAACACTGAAAAAACCGAAGCGTCGTTAAAATCCTGAATAAGTTCCGGATAATATGTTCTAACATAATTTTGAAGTTCAGTTCTAATTGCCTGAAAATCTCTGGTTGCGTACGATATTTTTCTGTTTGCCATCTATGTTAAATATTAACAATAACAAAATCACTTTCAGCAAACGTTTGTCCGTTTGTAGAATAGTCAATTCTTATTTTTGCCGTATACTCAGAGGTCCCTTTACCAGGCACTCTGAGGATATCATATACTCTGGTATCACCAGGTTGTGACCTATAAGTTAGGGTATCAACTTCATCAGCAGAATCGGCAGGTTCTATGGTTATTTTATTAACCAAAAGGTTCGGCATAAATCTTTGTATAGAATCTCGAATATCGGCCTCAATGGCTGAAAAGGTTAAACCATCAAACGGTTCAAACAAAAACTCATAAAGTCTTGTACCAAACTCTGGTAAGTAATATCTGGCACCTTTCCTTGTTAATAGTAAGTGTGTAAGGTCTGCTCTTATTTGTTGTGCCCTATAGTCTGTGACTTGAAGATAATCTCCTTGGAGTGAGTCGGCAAAAGGGAAATTTATCCCATATGTAATTCCATTAGCCATATGAGATAAATATATTAGTTAGTTTTTTTTGTTAAAGTATTACCGGGAATATGTCTAGGGTCATAAGGACAATGTTTACATTTAAAACCACAACAATATCCACGATTTAAATGATAAGCCTCAGTCAAAACGACTAAACCATTTTCATTGTGATAGTAAAAAGAAGGGTCAAGCTTTATTTGCTTGACCCCTTTTGGATTTTCTTTTTCCATTAATTAAGCCATTACTATTTCACAAGCACCACCAGCACATGCCACTTCACCACTTAAGTTTGTATCATCGTTTTCTTCAACGATTTTTGACAAATCAATCTCATGTAAAGTTTTCATTAGCTCTTCGTATTTTTCTTTAGTACAATCTTCGAATGGTGCTTGGATATATGTACCACCATCATATGGTAACACTGACAATCCATTATAGTGTTCTCTATTTTCCCACATCCATTCACCAACAGCAGGCCACTCATGTTCTCTAATTGAGACCGTAGCACTTACATTGTGTGAGTTCGAACCACTTCTGTGAGCGGGTTTAATCCATTCCGTATGAACTTTCTTAACTCTTTCTAAGAGTTGGATTGGAGATTCATTTCTAAGAATTGAACCTTCGGGTGCTCTTTGTGGGATTCCAATTACCGCAGTATCGTGTGGTCTGAAATATTCGTCCTCAATTAATTCAGGATGATTTTTTTGTAAATGAGAATAGATTGCCTCATTTTTACCAACACGTACTCTTCTAATATAATATTCGTTATGCCAAGCGTGAATTCCTGATGAGGTTCCAAGTGTCAACGAAGTTGTTCCTGCTGGTTTAACGGTTGTTGTTCTTGCCGCCTGATTAATACCAAGGATTTCCGCAACTCTCTTATTTTCTTCTTTAACAACCTTAGCAGCTGCTTTCATATCTAATTTAAGAACAGCCCCTGAACCGATACCTGTCATTGAAATTCCAATCAAAGCATCTTTTTCAGTTGTTCTTTGCCAAATAGGTCTAAGATAATGAAAATCAGTGTATCCAGCCTGTAGTGTCCCAATAAAGGTCGCCGCTTTAACTCTTCCTTCGTAATCTTCTTGAGATACTACGTTTGACACGTTAACCTCAGTTAAATTACAGAATTGGAAAGGTCTAAGAGCAATTTCACAACATGGATTGGTTCCCCAATCTTTATCATTTGTCAAATAGATACCAGGTTCACCGGCCCCACTATTCTCAATTCTTTTCCAAAGTTCCATAAAATAATCTTTGGTAATCTTGTGTCTCACCAATACTGCTGAGTTGTTAGCTCTTCCTCTCTGAGGATTCGTTTCCCACCAAGAGCCACTCTTACAACCAATCATTTCATCGTCAGTTGCTGAGAATAAAGAGATTAGTGCCGCTCTTCTGATACCACCAGCCAATACCGCATCAGCAATATGACAAACCATATCATGAACTTCAATTGCTTTGAGTTTTTCTCCACCTTCCTTAGAATCAAGGATACCCTCTAATTTAATTAAACACTCCTTGAGAGGTTGAGGACCAGGAGCTTTTCCGCCTGATGTAACCAATCTAGCACCTTTCGGTCTGATGTCACTAAAATCGAATTGAATATGTGAACCTCCGAAGAAATAAGATTTCACTAATACTTTTACCGCGTCAGCCCAACCTTCGATGGAGTCTGCCACCAACCATCTTCTACTTCTCTCTTTTGATGGTTTTCTAATCTCAGGTAATAATTCAACGTGATGTTTTTGAACTGAGTATCCAACACCTGTTCCCCCAAGTAACAAGAACATGATTTCTGAGAATACTCTCCAGTCATCAACAGGAGCGTAAGCACAGTTGTAAATTCTATTAGGTGAAATATCAATAGGTTTACCAGCGAACTGCATTGACCTCATTGATGGGAGAACTTGTTTTTTGAATACATACATGTAGTTCTCTCTGATTTCTTTTTCAAGTTGTGGATACTTTTTGATATGCATATCCATGTTTCTTGTGACAAGTTCTTGCCACGTCTCTCTTCTCTTCAATTCCGGAATGTACTTAGCATACTTCATGTACACTGTGATGTCCGATAAAATCCTGTTCGAAATGTCCATTTTTTAAGTTTTTGTTAGTTTGTATTTTTTATCAAAAAATCGGTGATTTTTATGATAAATATAATGTTGTGTTATAAGCGACCTTGTTTTTTTATAAAAAAAATTAAGTTTTTTTTGAAAAAAGTAGATATTTAATTAGCTAGTTTTTTCTTCCCGTTGTCTTCTTTTTTCTAAAAGTTCTCTGACTCTATCTCTCTTCTTTTCTTCTTGTTGTTCTTCAAAACCTAAGAATGTTATTGAGGACTCTGTATCGATTTCTAATAGTTCATTATTGAACTTACAATTTTCGAATACAACACCGTCTTTACCCAATCTCGATTTAGTAATCGCGATTGTCGCCAGATTCATTTCTTTTTGTTGGAGTGTTTTGGCAACTGTTATAATAACGTGTCCGACTTGTGCTTTTTTGATTGAACCGCCCATTTGGTCTGTGGTTACAACTTCAGATGAGATTGAACTTCTGTTACCTTGTGTTGCCGTCCATCCAACCAAATTGAGTTCGTGACACATTGCTTCAAAAGCTCTCATTACTGAACCTTCGGCTTTCCACTCATCTTTAGCACTTTGTTCTGGAAGAACACAATCGATATAATCCAAAAGAATTAAATCAATCTTTGTACCATCAGCAATGATTTTACGAACTTGATTCTTGATTGAACCCATTGTGACAGTATCCGAAGCCAACTTTTTCAGGATTAACTTATTTTTCATAGTCTCCTGAATTTCGGTGATTTTTGATAAAACATCTTCTTTGTGAAGGGCTAACTCGTCAGGAGCTATACCTGTCCAAATTGTAAAATGTTTTCTTTGAACAATTTTAGGATTGTCTTCAAAAAATATTTGTAAGACATTGTATCCCATATTGAACGCTGTGTTGGCTATCTTAGTGAGAATTGTAGTTTTACCCACACCAGTTGGTGCCAATATAACTCCAATCTCCCCTTTCGCCAGTCCACCTTTGAGCAGTTTGTCAATACCTTGAATTCCCATAGGGATTGGATGTCTGTAGTCCTCTTCCAATACAGTGTCAAGTCCAGTGAAGATGTCAGAAACATTTTTTTCAACCTCCCCAACTTGTAGGGCTTCTCTAACTAAACCTTCAACTTTGTCATAGGATTCGAAGTCTCCCTCGGTAATAATCTTTTGGGCTTTGTCCATGGCTTTTTGTAACTCTTGTTGTTTACAAAATTTCAAAGCCTTTTCTTGGACAAATTGGGTACCTTCAAAGGGTGCGTCTTTGACTTGTTTTAGTGTGTCCAAAACAATTTTAGCAACTAACTCTTGTGTAATCTCAGACTTGATGAGTTGTTCTAATGTCTCAAAGTTTGGTGCCGACTCATATTTTTTATGGTACTCTTTGATTAACTGTAAAATTATCTTGAAATACTTGTTGTCAAAATATGATGGTTCTATTACATCAATAATGGAAGATGTAAAATCTTTATCTTCCATTAATTGATTGAGTAATTGTATTTGAAACGTGTTCCCTAAATAGTCAAAATTTTTATTCATAAACTATATCTATACCCCTTCATTAATTAAATATTCAGGCAGAGAGGTCGAATTCCAAATATTTGTAAGTCAAATCTTGATTTGAAAAAATGTCAGTAAGTTCTTTGAGAATATCTTTCAAAAATGGTCGCACGTCCACTGTATAACGAACCTTTGGTGGAAATTTTTTTCCGTCAAAAATTCTATGACAAAGTGTCTGTTCTCCGAGTTTGACATAGATATTGAAAACTTCGGGACCATCAGTTTGAGAAGTTTCCATGATTTTTGGGTCGTGGATGATTGACTCTTTGTTGTCCATCATGTAAACAACAGTTTTCATCTTTAGGTAGTACTGTAAAGATTCTTTTACCGACTTGATAAATTCGTAAAACTCAAGTGAGTTTTTTGCTTCGGGATTGTAACCCCTAACATTGTAATACCTTTGGACTACAATGTTGTCATTTAGAGTTAACAGGAACTCCATTTTAATACTGTCTTGTTCTTTCATGTTTGTTTTATTAAAATTAAAATTTAAAAATTTCTTCAATACCTAATTCTTGGTTTTTATAAAATATTACCATATGGGGATTTTCAGGAGAATTATCAGTAAAGTAATATAACGCCAAAGATAAACGTTCCAAATTGTCGGGACAATTAAGAGGAGTTGGGTGTCCGTGAAGAGCATTGTCGATGTCGAAAATAACCGCTCTATTGTATATAGGTTCAATTTCAACTTCTTTTTTCCAAGTTTCTTTATTCCATAGTTCGAGATTACCCCCATACTCGGTTACCCAATTTTTATTTAAATAAAGTAATAAATTCAATCTTCTATGTTTTTTTGTACCTGGTTGTAAGTTGTAATCTTCATGAATTGATAGTGAACCCCCTTTTTTTATTTTGTGAATTCCTCCACCAATCAAATAAGGGTCCCTGAAAAGATTATCTATACCCGTAAGACTTTGTAAGAATATTAGAAATTCCTTGGAATTTAGATATTCCATTAGAAGATTTGTTATAGGAAGTTTGTTCTTTATTTCTTGAGCGGTCGTGTCATGGTTTGGATAATAAAATTTATTAATCTCATGTTCATTCACCCACTCAGTAGTATTATGAAACCAATCTTGATGGTTTTTGATTTCTTCCAAAACATTATCTAATAAAAATTCAGATAAAAAATTATCAATTATAATGTGAGGATATGGCTTGGCAGATAAAAACTGTGTTCTTAAATTATTCGCCAAATTTAGGTTTATCATAATCTACGTTTTTCTTTTCTTATAAGTTTCATAAAGGGTCTTAAGAAATTAACCCAAGCTTCGTCATTTTTCGGAAGGTACTTAAAAAGTCCATCTTCCATCATAAGTCTCATCAAATTTTTATATCCTCTGTCGGTGGGGTCAATTGTGTCAATATGAATTTGTTCGACAAGTGATTTACCATCCTCCGTGATTAAGGGATTACTGAGGTCAACAATTTTTTGGTTAACTCTATAAAACTCTTCTCCAAGTATACCATTTTTGGTCCGTCCAGTCAAAATATTTTGAACTGTTTTGGGAACCTTTTTTTGCCTTATATCTCGTGCGTTATCGAGAATTTCTTGAATAGTGCTTGGTTTATCAAGCAAAAAAGGGAATAATTTGACTAAAGTTTTTTCACCCAAACCCTCGATACCATCGATGTTGTCAGATTTATCACCTGTGAAAACTTTTGTAATAGTTACGTTGTAGTGTGGTATATCCACTTTGTTAATAGTAACCTTATCTCCGAACTTCAAATACTTCTTTATTACAGGGGAATAAATTGTCACATTTTCTGAAATGAGTTGTGTCAAATCTTTGTCCGCAGAAAAAATTATAATTTGTTCATCGTTAGCGATTTGACAATAATGAGCAATCAAATCATCAGCCTCGTTGTTTAACATTTCGACTTGTCGAACATAAACTTCTTCCAAATACATTTTTACTCTTGCCTTTTGGTTCAGATAAGATTCGTATTTATACTCATTCATGTCTTGTCGACGATTACCCTTGTATTGAGGGTAAATTGATTTACGAATTGATGAGTTCGAATCTCCATCCCAAAACACAACCACTTTATCGTGATTATGCTCCTCCAAGAATCGTCTAAGTGTATTTATGAAGTGGTATACTCCCCCGATGTGAGAACCGTCGTTAAAGAGGTCCTTTACCCCGTGAAATCCAATTTTAAATAGGTTGTCCCCATCTACCAACAAAGTCTTTGTCACATATTCATTTTAAGGGTGAACAATCAATCTTCTTTTTCTTCTGTTAAAGTGAAATCCCCTTCAGCGCCAATGATATCTTTCCAGTAATCAGCATACTCTTTTTTATAGGATTCGATAGAAGCCTTTTCTTCAGCACTGTCCTTTCCCGCTAAGAACCCATGTGGGGTAACAATAATTCTTCCGTCGTCATATCCTAATCCGTTGATATGATTTTTCATAACGGACACTTTACTTCTAACGGCAAATTTAACTGAACGTTTGTCTTTGGTTGCTGTAATTTTTGTAGTTCCAGCACCTTTTTGATTTCCGAATAAAAACACAAGTGAGGAGTTCAACCATACTGATTCGCCACCTTTCGCTTTAATTTTCGGTTGACCAAATGGATTATCCGGAAGTTCAACCCAAGGTTGATTGATAATGATTAGAGTATTCTCGTATTCGGTATCCGCCTTTCTTGAGCCTGAAATTCTTTGATTGATACCCATTCCAATCTTGTCAGATAATACAGAGGCATTGTGTTGTTTTCCACCTTTACCTTCGTAGGTCATCTTACAAGGGACAGAACCAACAGAGTCCCAAATAAAACAAAGACTATAGTTCAATTCACCTTTTTCTTGAGCATCTAACAACTCATTGATGTAGTCGGTAATTTGTTCGATATAACTAAAGTTGTTATTGAATAAGAAAAATCCGTCCCAATCCATTTCACCTGTTTCTTTATCAACGACTTCTTCACATTGGAACCCCATTAATTTTGCGTGGTCGAAGCTCCATTTTTGTTCAGTAATGATGAATACGGGAAGAATCTCTTTTTTCTGAGCATCAACAGCAGCTTTGATTGCGGCAGTCGTTTTACCTGTATCTGAGTGCCCCAAGAACATATTAATATGTCCAATAGCAGGACCAGGTAGTCCCACGGCATCCAAGAAATCTGAACCTAAATCCAAAAATCTTTGGGGTTTATATTTCGCAGAAGTTGAGAACTTCTTTTTTAAATTACTAAAGTCGTTTTTCTTAATAGCCATAATTAAAATTCTAAATCGTAATCAATAAAATCGAGTAGGTCATCATCAGGATAATATTCCACCCAAGTATCGTTCACTTTGAGGTAAAAACCCCCACCATTCCCATCTTCCCACTTTCTCAATTGGAGTGTATCTCCTTTCTCATTTTCCAATTTAAATTCAAAAGTAACGGATTCGTAAATTTTTTTTGGTTTTTCTCTTACTTTGAAACTCATAAAATAAAAATAAGGGCGGTTTTTAGCCGCCCTAAGTTATAAATTAGAATGGTAAATCTGTGTCAGCGTCTTGGTCTGCTTGTGGGTCAACAAGTTTTGAACCTTTGGAACCACCCATTGCCGTTTCTGAAACTTCGTCGTCACCATAAACATAACCACCTTTTTCAGAATCCCATTTTGGTGTTTTACCTTCAGCAATTGCTTCAAGATACTCAACAGGTTTTTTACTATAAACGTCAGTCCAAGTTAACTCATCAGATAACCATGCTTTAGCTTGGTCTTTATCTTCAGAGATTGGTGCTGGGTCGTCATACATAATAGCAGAAACTGTTGTGTATTCTTTACCTTTTGGAGTTTTAGATTTAGCCAACTCGATGATTAAGTCACGACCTTTATCAGGGTCAGTGATATCCCCCTTATTTCTCCAAATTGGAATAATCTTATCTAAGATACCTTCGTTCTTATAGTTGTGTTTGAATCTCCAAAACTTTGGGCCGTCTTGTTCATTGTCACGGTCAATAACTTTAACGATATAGAACTTACGTGACTTATATTGTTTAGCTAATTCTTTGTCAGATTCTTTACCTGTACTCATTAGCTCTTCGTAAACTTCGTTCAAAGGTGAACGTTCATTGTCATTTTTTCCTGGGTCGTAGAACTTTTGCCATTGACCACCAACTTGGATTTCATGATACCAAGCCTCTTTAAATGGTGAAGAACCATCTGCTGTTGGAAGGATACGAATTTTACGTTGTCCTGATTTCTCTTTATCACCAAGGATTAAAGCGAAATACTTTTTCATTCTTTCGTCTTGCGACATTCTTGATTGGGCCCCGCCCCCTGTTTGATTTTTTTCATACTGTGCCAATACGGCGTCTAATACATTACTCATTGTTTAAGTTTTAAATGTTTATTAAATATAATTGGGATTTCCCTATTTGTCAAATTGAAAAGGGACCTTTCGGTCCCTTTTATTATTTTTTAAACTCGAAACTGTCAGATGTTTGACTACCAGGTTGAAATGAATTTTTTATATCATTAACATTTATATCTGTCACTTCATCTGAAGTTAGGACATAATCATGTTTACCTGTTTTTTCCATATCTTCTTTTTTATCTTCAAAAAAATCTGAAAGTTTTTGGTTGAATGGATATGAGTCGTATGTTCTAAGTTCTAACTTTTCTTGTGGAGTTTTCTCTCTGTATTTCTCAATTTTGTTTTCAAGCGAATTCAATTTAGACATTATTGAATCCATTTCAGCTAATTTGGATTCCAATGTTGAAAGTTGATTGAATAGATTTTGGAAATACTCTTCTTGTTTAGTTTCAATATTTTTCTGAGAATCTACCAAGTCAGTAATTTCTAATTCTTCGGTATCACCACCCTTTTCCTCTGAATCACCTTTATCATCTATCTTTTCAACGTCGGGGTCATTCTCCACATCTATCGGTTCAGCGGTCGCTGGTTTGGGTTCCCCTTCTGCTGCTGGTGCCTCTGCTGGAGGTGCCTCACCTGATGGTGCTTCCTCACCTGGCACCGGTAGAATCTCAGCGGCTTGCTCGGTTATATATTGATTGATACTTTTGTATCTTTCGATTTCACTTATAATTTTTAAATCTAAACTCATTTTGTTAATCGTTTAAAAGTTGTTTTATCCCTCTTGCGGTTTCAACTCTTACTTTTCTATTCAAAGTCTGCATATGCCCAGCTCTTTCAATCAAACCATCTCTTTCTCTCACAACGTAACAATCACCAGTTTCTAAATCACAAACTTGTTTTGTTCCGTCTCCTAAATCTTGCTCAGTATATTTAACTGATTTTCCAAGATAGTTGTTCAATACTGTTTTTAAATCCATAAAATATATTTCCTATAAATATACAATAGTTAGATAAATATCAACTATGCCGTGTATGTAAAGTTAGTTGTGGAATTAATCGGGTTCGGTGTGGATGAGCTAGTTATTTGGATAGGACCTGAGACAGGTAATGCTCCAACTCTTGGGGGAACAGAAAATTTGATTTTTTTGGTATTAATAAATTGAAGTGTTCTCTTGTCCACTAATGAGCCAGCAACAGTAATTGTTTTTACAAATTGTAAAGCGTCTCCCTCTAAGGTTATAATATCACCTTCCTTACCACTTGTAGGACTGAATGATGTTATTAGGGTTAATGGACAAACCGGAGATGCGGGAGTCTGTGTATTTAAACTGTTTGGATTAGACGGCACTGGTGACTCAAAAATAGAAAGTGTAGTTTTAATTCCAACACTTTGAGCACTTTTTTCCGCCTGTTCTAGTACAGGACCAAACTCCCTGTTATAATAATCAGAGAAAGTTTCAAAATACTCTTCAGATATATTGGACTGTGGGAAAAAACATATGTAGTACTTCAACATTCCGACTTGAGCTCTTTCTTTATTTGGAGTTAAAATAGCAATCATAAAATCAATATATGCGTCGAGAGTTTGGAATAGGGCAACAGGCATTGATTTTTTTTGACTTACAGTTGTAAGATTAACACAAGTATAAACCCCTTGTATCATGAACTGAGTTGGTCCTGCGTAATTGAAGTCCAAAGTTATATTACCCAAGTTGTTTCCGAAAGCACTAAACTGACCTGAAGGATTTCCGCTTTTAGCGTACGTCCTAACATAAGAAATCATATAAATCATTGTTTGTAACAACGAGTCATTCGGTAATTTCTCCTTAAGTTTAGCTGCGAACTGGGTTGGTGTTACTCCGCTAAGTAGATTTGTAGAACTTGTGGACTGCCAGTTAGCGTAGGCAGCATTTAGGTTTTCGGCACAAGAATTTTCAGCGGCTGCTGAATTATCATCAGCATTTTTAATTAGTTGGAACGAACGAGCAATTTCCGTTACGTCGGCATTTTTAGTCGCGGCTTTTTGTTGAAGAACAAGAGCTTCAATTTTTGAAATCAAATTTGAATTAACCTTTTGTAAATAATTTTCAATTGAAGGTAAATCATAGATTGACTGTCTTGTTCCTTTGAAAGTAGTTTGGAATGAACCTGGTGTAATAGAATGACTTACTTCTGTAATCATGTAAGGTCCGTTGAACATTGGTACGTGCCTTAGATTAAAGTACATCATTGGTTGTATAAGAGCGTTTCCTAAACATGTTATTTCCGCCGAGTAACTTCTCTTTTTATAGTAGTTGTAAAGGCTAACATTTTGTGTACCAGTATTTCTCGTTTTTGATAAATTAATCATATCTAACAATGCTTGTATAGATTCCGATGTTGCCAACCCTGGGTCTTGAGCAACGGTAATCTGAGAAAATACATTCTGATTCCTTATACCCATATCAACGTTGAAACCAACACACTTGTTAGATTGAACGTAGTCTCTAGCAGATTTTCCTGATAAATCTTCAATTAACGGTACTTCAGAAACTCTTCTTAAATCAAATGAATCGTCACCGTAACCAGTCTCTGTTGATGGTAACTGAACGTGTTCTGAAGGTTTACCAACAAAGAAACATACAAACTTAGGAGTTGCCTTCCTATAATCAACAACATTATAAGTTCCCCAAAGTTGGTCACCGAACTCTAATGAGCCTTGAGGGTTCGGAACCGTTAGCCCCTCAACGTCTTGAATATTATAGAAATTAACATAGGCCGGTAGTGGCATAACCGTAAAGTTATTTTGAATCAAAAGTCCACTGATTAAAGTAAACACACTCATACCTTCATTGAGAGCGTTTTTGTTAATCATATTTTTTACCCCAAATATATCAAGTATAACGGTGTCCCCGATATTTCTTGACGCTCTATCCAAGAATAAGAAATCTTCGAACAACGTGGTTGTTTTGTAATCCGCACCAGAAATCCATTTATCATTAATCGATTGGAACAATGTATACAACTCCAATCTAGCTTGCTCACCTACCAACGGTGCGGGTGCTTGTGGAGTAGGTAGTTCACTTTGATTTGGAAGATTTTTCTGGGTCAAAACTATAACCTCACGGAGAAATCTATTTTGGAGTGTTTCCAAACTATTGATGTATGTTCTAAGATTTGTTTTGAAGGTTTGTGAATTCAGGTTTGCGTTTTGAAGTTTCTGAGTAGCATAAATCTTAATAAGTTGTGAAAGTATTGTGATGTTATCTACGGTAAAACTTATGTTGTTGTCCACAAAGAAATCCGTTATGTATGACCCTTGGTCTGTATATGTCAAACCCGGAATTGTTGAAAACCCTACTTGTGTTTCTAACTGTCTCCAAGCGGCCAAATTGGCAGTTCTCGATTGAGCCAATGTAGTTGTTCCATTTGCTGTTGGTAATGAACCATCAACATAAGGTAGGAATGGAATCGGTTGAACCAAAGTGGGTTGTGCCTCTTGCCATGACAGATAAGATTCCCAAATTCTACGATTGAAATTCGATGGGTTCCCATTTCTTAAAATAACATCATATTCCATGATAGATGTTACCTGTGATTTAAAATTATTGTATTGATTTTCAATCACGTTATTGAAATATGTGTCCATAGAGTCCCCCGATAACTTCGGTGACACTTTCATAACACTTGTCATGAATGATTGAAAATTTCTGGCAGTAGCATCTATTTGAACTAACTGTTGACCAATCTGAGAATTGACTATACCATAATTTATATCGGTACTCGGATTAGTATAATTTAAAAACTCTTTCTCTATGATATCCAATGTTTTTGAATCAAACACTGAAAATATTTCCTCGATTTTTGAATAGTCAGTAAACCTTAAATCTAAGGGTGAAACATTCTCAGCGTCAGGCTGAATCTTGGTTAAATACGAGTCTGGGTTTGGTTTTGTAACAAGACTGTTGTCAAAGTATCCATAGTTTGAGGCCGACCACAAAAACCTAGCACTACCATTGTACATAGCGTTGTTGTCAGTAAGATTCTTAACCGTCACGGGAGCCGTGTTTAAGTTACTCACACACTCTACCGCCGCTTGATTCAAATTACAACCAAATGAGGGTAAAATGAAATAATCAACATTTTCAACAGTCGGGTTCGGAGGTAAGCAGTTGGTTGGGTCAGTAAAGTTGTTCTTTACAGTACCTGGTACAACAGCTGACCATGTTGTAAGGTTCAGAGTGTTAGAACCCTGTTGAGCCCCAACTATATTAGAACCATCATAATTGTTATAAAGTAATAACCCAGCAGATATTGAGGACTGAATCTCTGCGTCTGTATAGTTAACATATAAATCTTGACCCGTATAAAAATAATATAAGTCATTATACAACTTCGGGTAGAATCCTGTTTGAATACTTATGTTACTTGTAGTATCATCCTGAAGAACAACAGATGTAGTGTTAGCGTCTCTGTTAACCTTGAATTGATATTGTTTCAGTTTTGAATTTGTTTTTGGGTCATAGTTACCAACGTAGTCCCAATCTTTCCAAACGGAAGTTAAAATATCGGTGCTAGAGTTTACAAAAGTTTTATATCTATGCCAAGCAGCACCCAACTTTAAAACCCAAACGTACGGGACCTTATGTATAGCACCAAATTTATTGAAACAAGATGCAATATAATCCAACTGTTCCGTTTGGTTGTAGGTTTTATATCTTTCCCGAAGCGTTCCAACAGGAAGTGACATTAGGAATAGATATGCGGCTTTCAAATACGGGTTATTTTTATCGTTCCTTTGATTGTCAACACCTTCTTGTATCGCATTCAAAAAATAAGGCGTATTAAGAATTGATGTTGTTGTTTGGTTAGGAAGAATTCTCGTTGGAGAATCTGACGTTGTGAATCCCTCTGTGGGTATAAAAGTAGTTATCCTATTTGGACTGTTTTCGTAATAAGCTCGAAGGTTTGATGAAACCAAAGTTTGTGTTGTTGAAAGAATATCAGGTAGAGTGGTATCGTAATATGAAAAATTTGTGACAGGTCTCGCTGTTTTGTAATCGAAAATATTGTTGAAATTGGATATTTGGTCTCTCGGGTCATAAACCGTTAAAACTTTATTAGTATTATAAACTTCATCGAAAGAGGCGTCGGTACCAAGAGCCATATTGGATTGTACCCAACCCAAATCTGTAAATGGATATGTGTCAACAATTATTGGAGCGTTCGTATTTGTACTACCAACTAACTCTTGAAGAGGTGTTAAAGGTAAGTTCTTTTGTGGTTCGGGTCCGATTTGAGTTATCTTGATGATAGAAAAAGGATTCTCTGTGTAAGTCTTCAAATATGAAGTGACAAATCTGTCGGACGCAAATTGTAACCAACTTTGACCTGTACCTTGATTAGATATTTGCTCAAGAAAAGCAGGATATGTTTGTGGTGTTAATAATGTGTTCTTCAACTTGTACGACAAATATGGAGAACTGACTCCTAACGATAAAATTATATTACTTGCCTCAGTATCTCTATTCAAGTTAGTCAACTGATTAAGTTGATTTTCATTAGCCCTTATGAAACCCAAGTAATGACTACTTACAATCTGTCTTTCATAAATTTCATAAAAGAAAGGTATCTCTATCTTATTTGAATAACTAAGAACGGGGGATGGAAAATATAGAGGATTATAATTTGTGATGAACGTTACTCCATTAACGTCAATAGGGCTTTGTGAGACAGGTGGGTTGAACTTCTGAGCCAGTCCCTTAACATATTCTTCAACAAATTCTACTTCCGGCCAAATCTGAGAATTAAGTCCCTTTGTAAAATTAACGACAGATGGGCTAGCCAGATACTGAAGTTGGAATCTTCCTTTTTTGAAATCGGTACTTTCCTGATAGAACGTTGGCCAAGGATAGACAGGTTCTTGTGATGTAACCAATCCTTGATTGTCGTTTTGCGCTGTGGCAGTGAGGGCGACGTTTCTATTATTCTCCAAATTGTTAGCTGAAGATGGATTGTTTCTCACAACCAACCTCCTTACGTCATTATCCTTTACAGCCCAAGCATTCGTATGGACATCTTCTAAAAGTCTTATAAATCCCTCAGCGGTCGCCATAATGACAGCTATTATGTTCCTCACCGTGGGTATAAATCCAATTCCGTTTGATTGTTCTTGGATTATTGCTCTCAATTCTTCTGTGATAGCTTGTTCAAATTGTTGTAGTTTTTTACCCGCCTCAGTATCAAGTTTTTGAATCGTTTCTGTAAATCTTCCCTGACCCTCGAAGACAAAATAGGTTTTCGGTATTTCTTTTTTTGTTGCCCCATCTATTAAGGGTTTGTTTTTTGCTTCGAAATCTTCTGTCACTTTTCTGATTTGTTCATCAGTTGGTGAGGTAACCCCAAAGAAGGATTGTGCTGTCTTATTGAAATCTATAACATCTTTAGTAAGACTTACCGCAATCATGTCATAACTTATGTTATTAAGTTTGATTTGTTCTGGTTTACCCTTCCCAAGAGTTGGGTTGTCGTTCAATATAGCATTATATTGTGTAATCAGATTTTGAAGGTTGGTTATTGCCGCAAACTCAAAACTGATGTTACCTAAAATATTTTCTTGGAACCTATAAACATTTGTATTGTCCTTAAGAACAATCGGTTTCGGGTTCAAGTATCTTCCATACCAACTTGTACCTGCTGTTCTTACCTTATCAAAATAAGCAGCCAATGATAATCTGTAGTTTTTTATGTTCGTTAAGGGCTCGATGTTCGCCGCAGGATAAGAGTTAGCAATGAGTTGCTCAAACGTATCCAACTTGTTCATTAATTGAACTAGAGTTAGTTCAGGAAAATCAGGGACGATAAGTCCCTTACTTTTATATTCCTTATATACTTCAACAATTTTTTGATAACCTTTCTCACTGACCAAACTTTCTGTAACTGTGTTCTGATTACTGTTAGATGTATTTTGGTTTCTTGTAATTGTTGTTGAGTTTTGTTTTTCTAAATTAGCATTCGAAGTCGAACTATTCGGAATTATAGGTTGCGTTTTGATGTCAAACACTCTACTATACATGTGAGGTGCCGCAAGCAAGTGAGCCACCAATATTTCATTCAAGATATTGAATTTAAAACCTCTAAATTCCAAAGTGACGTGATAATTTCCTGTCGCACTGTTGAACCTTGCATTAAACTTTTCGAGATTCAACTGATACTTTATCGCTTGACCATAATACCCTTTCAGCGTTAGATAGAATTGTGGATAGGGTAAGTTAAAAAAAGCAGCATATGGTGATTTATTTCCAAGTTCAAAAAGTCCTTTACCTTGTATATCCTCCAACTCTATCTGAACGGATGGTATAAAAGAAGAAGAAACTTTAACATTTATTGATGTGATACCTAACAACCCTGTATCAATAACGTTTTGCTCATCAACAACAGTATCTTCATAGTAGGGTTGGTTCGTACCTGGAATTAGGTCAATTTTCTGTAGGGGTTGATTCGATGCTTGTTGTTGAAGAGCATTTCTACCCGTTAATTGGTCATAATACCCTTGTCCCAAATATGTGTTCTTGGTGGGTCTGAGAAAATTAATTTTGGCAATGGTAGTGGTCTGTCTGATGTTATCGGTTGGTGTAAACCCTAAAGCAAGTTTGGTTCTTGGAATGACCTCTGCCTCCAAGTTAGCGAACATAATCAAGTTCTCATGGTCTACCAATCTTTCGTAAATCCTCCCTTGGTTGTCTATTGTTCTGTTGGGGTCTACAAGAATGATATTATTATAATCGAACTCAACGTATATATTCCCACTTTGGTCAGGTTGTTGATTATCTGCCATAATAATAAAAATAATTTTCCAACGCGCCTTTATAATCCTGTAATGATGGGATGAGCGGGAACGGAATTACCAAAACCGCACCATCATAGATATTGTTTTCCATCCCCATGAATATAGGGTTAGCCTGTAATATTAACCAACTATAATAGGGTGAATTATAAAACTGTTGTGATACTTTATCTAATCTACTTATACCGACCCTATAAATAAAGGATTTATCGGTTGTTTTGGCTGGTAGTTGAACAAATGGTACCACAGTTTGTTCACCATTAATTAAAAACTCATTGTATCTGTTATAATATTGGTAAGCCATTAGTTAAGTTTTATTTTAGAAACCCAAGCATTGGTTGATACCTCGTCATTCCAAGTTTGTTTATTAGAAGCCAAATTAGTGGAAGCCCCCAATGATTTTATCATTGTCGTTTGTGATGACAGTGGCGGCTTAAACAACTTATATGTTAACACTCTTTCTTTAGAAGGGAATGGATTATAGTTGATAAAAGTCTTAAGTTGGGTATCAGAGGTTTCCATTGTTTCTAGAAACTTGGTGGCAATAGCCGTTTCTTTATCGAAGAAACTTTTTGCCATAACCTTCCAATAGGCATCGAACTCGGCTTCAATCTGTCTGTAGTCAGCACCACCAACTGTAATCTCAGGCGCATTTTTCAAGTTGCCAATAATGGCATTTTTGAAAGATTCATAGTTATCTGTCTTCAAATCTTGAGAACACAATAGATACATTCGTTTGAATTGTTTATTCAAAAAGTCTGAATTGTCAAAATTAGGATTTGGGTCAAGATTGAATGGTACAAACACTTGACCGATAACATCAGCAATCGTTGGTGACGGTGCTGAGTTTGGAACTGTCATACCATATATCATAAAGCCTTGATAATCTTGCCCACCATAATCGAAGTCAACCGAACTGTTTGTTTTTATTTGGAACTCAATCAAATTTTTTCTTATGGTTTTGATATCCTCAATCATCTCATCCAAAGTGTTGGTTATTAAACCAGCGTTTGCCGCAACCTTAGTTGTTCCACTAGTTTCGAAAACCCTTATCGTCATGTTCTGCTCTTGATATCCGTCAGTACCTGTTCCAGGTGCAGAAGCACCCAAAGGTACAGTGTTAGCCCTCGCAATAAACTGTAAATAATTTTGTTGTTGATTTGTAACCTCTTGGATTATATTAGACAACGGTGTAAGGAATGCCGATTTTTTGTTTTTGATAAATGTTGTATAATTCCTTTTTATTTGTCTGATTGTTTTCGGTGTGAAACTTTTCTGTGGTTTCGATATAAAAGTTATGAAACCGTCTTGATTATTGAATGAGTTTGTATTAATAGCCGTTTCATATTCATCAAAAAAAGGATTAAATAACTTTTGAATATTGTCCGGTTTACCAAAGATATAAACATCCTCTGGCATTGATTGCTCAACATAAAATGTGCCCTTTTGATAAATTCTTTGTAGGGACCAAAGTTGTAACATGGCGTTATTGTATTGTTGTAAAACTTGTTTTTCTTTGTTCATTATTGTTTGGAAATAATTCCTAGTTTCACCAACAAATCCGTCCATAAATTCTTTATAAGATATGTCACCGAACTCATCCGTTGAGGTAATCTGACTCGTAAGTCTTTTACCAATGGTATTTGTGTTAGAAAAGGTATAATTGTTCTGTACTTGATTAGATAGTGGTGGAGGTGGATTTCCTATCGATTGAAGGAAGTTTTTATCCAACACTTTTATACTCGTGTCTGTTACATCTGCTCTATCATCCCACATTTCGGTGTTCGCGTAATAGTTGAATGATAATGCGTTTTGTAGTTTATCAACGGCTTGAGCTAGTCCACTACCACCAACGAAGTTGAAATTCATAGATACATTAGCAATCATTGGCTGTACACCAATTCCTTCAGGATTTATATCTAAGCCTTCAAAAGTTAATGAAAGGGATGTCGGAATAATCTTAGTGTTATAAAAATCTCCAACACGAAGGACCAACACAGGTGGTGTACCGAATGCTGTGTTCGTGGCGTTGTTGTATTGTAGTTCTGTTGCTCCGTTTATATCTTTGATTGTTGGTATAGTGTCACCTGGTCTCATACATTGTTGTAAAAATGTAAGTCTTGAATTAAGACCTTCAGGTGTTGTTGAGTGAAATGCCGGTTGGAAAAACTTCAACTTATCTTTGAGGTTGTCGTAAACCATTGGTGTCTCGGTCTTAATTGTTTCGAAATAATCACACTCGGATAATAAAGCCCTCAAAACTCTTTTTGTTATGTTATCTCTTTGAATGTATTTTTGTTCGATTTGGGTTGTAGGTGGAATTTGTGGTATTGGTTGAAGTTGTGGTTGAGGGTCATTGTTTGGTTGTGGTACAGGACCAGGGTTAGGAAACTCGGGGGTTGTGGTTGTTGTAACAGTTATTTTTTCGATTGTTGTCCTCCTACAAGCCATTGCTCGAGTGGTATAAATTTCATCACCCGTATTTGTACAACTCCCTTGATTTTTTACAGTTCTATTTGCGTTAGCATCAAAAGAAACCACATCACCATTTTCACCAAAGTTTTTTTCAACAAAAGTCAATCTGTTTTGGTCACTCGCCTTTTTGACTTTTGGAAAAGACAGGATAAATTTCTTCATAGATTCTAATCTTCTTTCTCCTAAACTCTCATTGTAAGTTACACTTGCTCTTCCTGATGTGTTAGATAATAAATTAAGAGAAACGGTCGCACTTTTATTTGTTTCCAAATCAGTACCTAATTTTTCTAAAAATTCTTTCATTTTCGAGAAGTTAGGTTTGATAACTGTTTCGAAAAAGTTGTTCAAAGATGACCCCTTAGCACTATAAAGTGATTGTTGACCCAAATAAACGTTATAGTAGTCTTCATAAGATTTGACAGGTTCTCCACTTACAGGTTCGTTATTAGGGAAATATCCAGCAAGTCCTTCGTATTCTTGTACGTTGGTTGTTGGTGTGTTAGTGGTTGGGTCAGTTGTAGGTTGTCCCGTACCATTGTTACCACCAGGTTGAACGGTTGTATTGTTTCCTGTCGCAGTTGTATTGACGATAGCTGAAATTTGTTCTCTACTAGCCTCTTTCGATGAAATTATTTGTTGTAACTCATATAGGTCACTCGGGCTAACAGTATAATATTTTTTCGCCAATTCATACAAATCGTATTTTCTACATCCGGCAAAGAATGAATCCAAAATACCGTTAATCCTCGTTTTGTTGGTTTCCTTATTGAGAATCTTATTAACAATGACATTCAAGACGGATGGATGGTCAACAACGATTTTCCAGTTAAGTGTCCCCGTTCTTTGAGTGTTTGTATAGGTATAAATTGGTTCAGGTCTTCCCAAGAAATCTTGTCCTTTCCAATTGGCTGTCACGCTCTCAGTAAACTTCAAATCATATGGTGGGAACCACATTACTCTTCCTCCGTTAGGTCCTCTTTCACAAACGGGTAACTCAGAGACATTAAAACCTGGTGTGTTTGAGGTTCTCCAAGCTAGATTTTCCAAGGAGAACATATATTTTTTTGCCACGGAAACATTACTAGCGGTGTCCAAAATTAAGTTTGAAGAATCTTGTCCACCTTCTCTTTTGTTTGGAGCAATGTTCAAATTATAAGTTTTATCTAAAACAGAAAAGGCGAATTTTCTTCCTTCTGTAGTCATACCATCCACTTTCTGTAAATCATTGTATTGGAGATATGGGATGTCTTTGGCAAAAACACGACAATACTCTGAACCAACCTCTTGTCCAATAGCACCTATATATCTATAAACCCTTGAACCCTTAGTAAGTTCCTTATATCCGTCATTAAAGACTTTACTAACTTGGTCTATAGCATTTCCAACGTGTTGTAATCTTCTCCCCCCTTGTGGTTGACTATCAATTATTTTTTGTGTGTCATATAGAATAGAACCCTCTCTAAACACATTATTTGTAGATTCAGTTGAGTTGTATGAGGACGGCTTAAAATCTTCATCTTGTTCAGTTACTTCTCCACCTAACCCCACTTTTTTGCCGGCATTGTCTTTGTATTTAGGTGACACCCATGTGAACCCTCCTTCAATACCACCACCGTCAATGTAGGTTGGCGCGTTAGGACCCAACTTAACAGACTTACTTGGTCCTTCGTAAAGTTGTGCTAACTCACTTGGACCATAAACAGGGGATTGAAGCTCCCTATTAAACTGGTCAACAGGTAAATCACCACCAGGAGAAAAAACTCTTGATGGGTCAGATGTAGTACTCCCAACATAAAAGTTACTATTGTTTTGTGTAGTACCTACTAGTTCACCAGCAAGTCTATTGAAAACGTTTCTATCGTAGTTTGGCTTATATTTGTTGTAATCTAAGTTGAGAAATAATCTTCTTCTTGTTCCTGCGCCAGTGTTGTCTAAAAAGAGTTGTGAACCTGTCTTGGTTCCTCCTAATAATCTTGAGAAGAAGTTTCCTAAAATCGATTGTGTACCTGTTGCTGCGAGTGTAAGTTGTTGTATAGTAGTAGGTTGTTGTGAATTGATACTTGGGTCAAAATAAGAGCCAGGTATTGTTGAAGTAGGTAAAATACTCCCCGCCAATCTCAAAGCAAAATCTGTTGCAGCTAAGATTGGTGTTTGAGGTACTGTAATTGAATAATTAGGTTCTATTAATGGAACCCTTCCTGTTACCATACCTAAAATGTCAGTACCGCTGTTAGCAGTAAAAATATTTGCTCTCCCTAATGTTTGTCTCCTGATTTGAGCCGCAACTCTATCTATAAAATCTTTCTTAAGTGTCTTGGCTCCAAGTGCCGCCAAAAAAGAATCTTGACTCAGAAGCCCATCACTTCCTGAAGGGTCTTGTTGAAGTAAAATGTTAATTGGTGCGTAAGAAGATGGGTTAAATGTAGATGGATATGGTTGGTTATTATAATAATTTCTATAGGCTTGAGGTCTTTCTAAACTCTCTACAAATTGTCCCGCGTCAGCAAGTTGAAGAGACCCTCCCCCATAAGCATTAAGTGGTCTCCATGCCGGAGATATCGTTCCAAAACCAGTTTGAGCCGCTATTTCTGATTGGTCCAAAATTTTAGCATCTTGTTGGTATGGACCATACTCTCCTTCATTTGATTTTGTATTAAGAAGAGCGTTTGGGTCAGGGACTTGTCTGTAACCACCTTCAGGTCCAAACTGATTTTTTGGATATAACTCATCAGCAAAAATAGGTGTATCAATTAAAGAATCTGGTGAATCAACCACCGGAGTTATGTTGTAACTATACTCCGTATTAACAGGTGGAGTCAGTCTCCTTGGAGATTTTGGATAGGGTGGTAAATTTTTTGTCAAACACCTATTTCTAAAGGCTTCCGTATTTACAAAATCTAAAGGGCTTGGCATCAATTATTATTTCTGATAAATAGATGTTTCTAAATTTTTTATGGTTTCTTGGCCGGAGCGAGTCCCAATTTTTTCAGAAGCATTTCTTTTTGTTGTGTGGTTAACATGTCAATCAGTTCATTGAGGTTAACTTGTGTTGTCTTATTTTTATCTCGGTCGTATAGGTCTATGACACCCCTAATATTATGCGTAAGTTGTAGCGGACTCATCGTGTTCATAACCATTGGATTCATAGCACTCGATGGACCATAAACCGTAGGTGATGGGATTGCCTTCGGGGCGGTTTCTGTCTTTTTTGGTACTTTTATACCAGTAACTTTTTCCCCTTTTCCCCCTTGGGTTTCTATACCCGGTATAGCACTTACAATTTCTTTCAAAAATTCTTCCCCGAATCCCTCTGTCACATCACCCAAAACAACACCCATATTTTTTAACGGTGTCATAATCGATGATTTCATTAACTCCATTATATCTTTATAAGCCTCTCTTTTTTGGGTTTCATCTCCAGAGCTGGCCTTATCATACAAACTTTGAAAAGCCACCTTCATTTGTCCACCTGTTATGTCTTGTGTTATCTCCTCCATTTGTTTCCTTATATTTGTGGTGGTATTCTCCAAAAATCCCATATATCCTGGTGCACCCAAAACATTTCCCGCCACAGTTGCGTTGAGTTTTTTAAATTCTGCCAATGTTTTTTCCCCTGTTGTTAACTGTGCTCTTTGTAGGTCCTCCATTGTTTTTGGGGCCTTTTTCTGTTCTTCCACAATCCTTGACATTTCCTCTTTAGTAACATCGGCAATGTTCTTGTAAGCCTCTGCTTCACCTGGTCTTGAAACTTTAACCTCCATGGTACCCTTATCACCAATTCTCGAAATATTTGCTAAAAGAGTTTTGTCGTTTTCACTCATATCCAAGGCTAGCCCTGTTTGGTTAATCAACGCTAATCTTTTATCCAAATCAGCAGCAGCTAAAGCAGCTTCTCTCATTGCCTTAGCACTAACCCCTGTTTGTGCTTCCATTTCTCTCAGTGTCAAAATACCTTGGGGATTTATCTTGAAACTCTTTGTTTGTTCGTCGAAATAAGTAAATTGTCTAGCAACATTGATAAGACTATCTTGTAACCCTGAAGGGTCGGTTAGCGATTGATTCAATAAAGCCATAGGGTCAACAAGGTTTCCAGCCGCAACACCCAATCTTTGAAATGCCGAAGCCACACTAACTGCTTGGTCTGGGTCTAAAACCTTTTCCGCCAACTGAAACGTTTGATTCATATCAAACCTCAACATTGAAGCCTGTGCCGCCATTTTAGTAAGGCCTTGTACCCCATTACTGAAATTGAACCTTGACATTTGGTCCATGTTTTTCAAAACATCTCCCATCACTGTTTTAGCATTCAGCCCATAACTTTGTACTTGTACAATTGAATTCAAAACATTACTTGAAATCTGTTGGTAGTTATAACCAACGGCTCCGAAGGCTTCAACAATTTTAGCAGTTTCTACACCCAAAACTTGTGATACTGAATAAACTTCTCTCAAATCTTCAGAGGAAGCGACCACTACTCGTCTAGCACCAGCAGCTATACCGGCAATTGTGTTAGCAACGTCCTTGGTTTCCGCACCCAAGGCTTTCATTGCTGGTGTGGCATTCTGTATCCTTACCAAGAACTCATCCATTCTTTGTCTTGACTGAATGAAAGCCTTGTTCAAATTTTCACCACCCTCAACTAACTCTTGAGTTGCGGTTTTTAGATTACCGAGAACATCAGGTATCTTGAGAATTTCGTTCTTAATCTGGGCCCAGACATTGAGTTTCTCTGCGTCGCCCGGATTTTCGGCCTCTACTCCTGTTTTTGCCATTGAATCTTTTTAAATAAATAGAAGATTATGGATTTTTAATCTTTTTTATTGTTTTCAATCCATTTGTTTAAGAGATATTTTCTCATAAACAAGGGCATGATAAGGAAATCTTGATATGTTACACTGAAAATTGTGCTTAATAAATAAAATTCGTCTATTTGTCCCTGTCTATAATCAGAAGAAAGGGCGAAAAAATTCAACCCCAAAACCAACATTGACCGTTAGTTTTTCTCCTGATGGGGCTGTTACTGTCTTTTTTAAATCCAAACGTGGTTCGTTTTCTAATAAGAAATTTTTGATATACTTTGAGTCAGTAATTGGCATTCTTTCGATTTCCTTTGACAATTCCCCCTTATCTGTAATCCCATTAAGTTCAACAATTTGTCTTTGTAATTTCCATGTTACTCTCGGGGCAATCCTACCTTGTGGATAAGAATCTGCCATACTTTCGATTTCATTTGCCTCCCCGAAGGTCAGTGGTCTTATTTTAGCAACTGAGTTGGATTTGGGTAGTGTTATTGTAAAAGTACCATCTTCGTTTGGTTTCATTCCTTGTTTTATTGACATTTGGTCTAACAACACATTTGTCTCGAAATTTTTTCTTGTTGAGGGGTCAACAAGGTTCAAAGTCATCTCAGGACCAAAAGAGGTATTTCTCAAGAAAATCAAAATTGCTTCTACATCCCCTTGGAGTAGGTCTTCAACTCTTAGGTCAGGTTCATAAATTTTATTTCTAAGGAGAGTTGTTGTTATATCCCCTGACCCTCCCATCAAAATGTTTTCATCGTTCGCAGTTAGATAACCAACTTTGACTGATGACTTTTTATTTTTATAAAAAACTCCACCTGAAGGGAGAGGTACCACGTCATGTGGTAAGTTCATATATTGTTGTCCGTATTCTCTTGATTGGTCCATAAAAAAAATTAACCGTATAGTTTATTCTATACGGTTAAATATAATTTGTATTGATTTTTTCTAAATAGTATTAGAAAACTAATACACAACGGTCCATTCTCATTTGACAAGAAATCGTAGCCAACTTATCGTCTGAGTAGTTCAAAGCATTGAAGTTAGCACTTGTTAGGAATGTACCATAAAGAATCCATTTTTCAACAACAACTCCCGTTGGGTCCAACATCTCGAGGTCCACGTCTTTCTTATAACCCGCGGCATATCCCATACGTCCTGTTACAGACTCGGCGTGTAATCTCACCCACTCCATAAGTGCTTGAGCCGCTGAGGGTCCGATTGGGTCTCTAAACACCACTGGTAAAGCATCCCACGTAAATCTTCCCGCAACAAATGTTGAGGTGTTCAAGAAGGGTATTTCAGTTTCAGCAATTTTGATACTTGGTCTTGCCGTTGATTCAACGAACCACTCATTAATCCCTAAAGACGAAGGAAATCTTAGAATAAATCTATTATTCCTTTTTGGTTCGTAAGGTAACGGCATCCGCATTAGTAAATCTGCCATATTAAAAATTTTTTGTTATTCTGTTTATATGTTATAAATATACCTATTTACAATTTTTTCTACTTTACTTTTTTTTTAACTTGAATATATATCTATTATACTTCTTTTTTCTTGCCTCCAGCAGTAGAATATGTTTTAACTATATTATCTGGCTTATCTTTAAAATGTCTTTTCATTACTTCTACGTTCTTAGGGTCATCATCTGAAAAACCTATTTGAGGCATAAATTTGTTAGCTATATCTTTTTTTAGAAATGCTCTTTTTTCTAGTAGTGCCGCCATCCCTTTTATATAATTCACAAATGATTCCATAGCTCTTACCTTAGCTTCCTCAGGATTGGTTGCCCCCGACTCATCCCCAAAAGACACAGGGTTATATTTGTTCAGTTCCAAGTATGTCTTAATCAATTGTTCATCGTCCATTTCTTCCTCACCTACAAACGAACGGTATTTTTTTAGATTCTTGACGAGCTCGTCTTTATCAATACCTTTGAAATCTGATACAATATAGTTGTAGACAGCTTGTTTTAAAATTTCGGGATTATGACCACGAGCTGTTATTATGGCAAATATCGAGCCGTTGTTTATTGCTTCCCTAAAATCATCAAACGCAGGACCAACTTTAGCGTTCATAGCATCAACCAAAAATTGTTTGTCACCTTCGGTTCTGAAATTTCTAAATGGGTCTTCAGCAAAACCAACAATTGTTTGTCCGTTATAATTAAAATTTTCCTTACCCACCATAGTTCTGTATGTGGCAAAATCTTCTGTACTCATACCAACTTCTTCACCCTCACTGTTTTTTAGAATAATTTTTGTTGGCATGTGGACAATATTATCGTCCCAATCAAATGCATAATATTTCAAGTCTGGGGAACCTTCAGGTTTGAAACCTTCGTGTATGTCGTATTTTTCAATCATTGTATATAAATAGTTTGACAAATAAAAAACCCCCCAAAATTGCTCGGGGGGTTTGTATATTTTACTTTTCTGTTAGATGTTCTCAAATGAAGCACCTGTCGGAGTTATAAAGAACTCAATATCAATAAACTCGAGAGCTTTCGTAGGTTTAAGATAAATCTTACCTGTTAGAGTGTTTCTATCTAAATCCTCTGGTGAAGATGAAACTGTCACACGGAAGTCATACAAACCTCTATCTCTTCTTATTGAGTCTAATATCGGATTAACACTATCTAAGAATTGTTGTCTTACGATTTGGTCGTTTTGTTCAAACAACAATCTAACAGCTACAGCAGATATTAACTTACGTGCCTGAAGTAATAATCTTCTAACATTTAATCTGTTGAGTGCCGTATCCGCCACTTGAAGTGTTTTGTTACCCCAAATTACAGTTCCTACATCAGCAAATGTTGCGATTGGGTTGATTCTTCCTTGATAAAGAGTATCTCTATCTTGTTGAGTCAACTTAATTCTAGCCTTGATTGAATTTACAAGACCTCTTGTGTAACCCGCCGATGCGAACCAAGGGAATGAAATATTGTCAGTTAAAGCCAAGTTTCTACAAACCTCACCTGTCGGTGGTAAGTAAATTTGGGTATTATTAACAGTATCTCTAACTAATATCCAAGGATAATAAGTTGCTGTATAGTTCGAGTCAATTCCAGTGTCATCCAATCTGTCAACCGCAGTTTGTGGGTATTGAATCAACTGAGGGTCAGTACCGTCAGGTGAAAGCAAATCATAGTCTGGTGTTGTCGTGATATAAACGGAATCAGCTCTTTGGAATTGTATCATATCAATTGTTTTTTCAACAAGTGAGAAGTTATTGATATAATCGATACTAGCTGTCGCGAATACGTTTATGTTTGTTGCCTCAGGATTTGCGAACGTTAGAATACCAAGTAAATAAGCGTAGTAATCTGAGTTAGCAAAGTCTTGAGTATTATCTTCAACAACAATTCTTTTGAAGATACCTTGACCTGTTGCGTTGGGGTAACGAGAAGAAGGGAAGAACCCTGCTAAGAATCCACTTTGACCGATTTGGAATCTGTCTTCGTTTGTTCTGTATTCTCTATAAATGTCCCATCCGTCAAAACCACCAGCAAAACAAATAGTATATTTTCTTGCGTAGATGAAGTAGTAAGGGTTTGCTTGGTCTTGAGGGTCGTTTCTGAATTCAGCTACACCACATTCGAATGCGGTCTGCCCTGAAGTTTGGAAAGCGGAACCAATTGTAACAACAGTTGCTCCAGAATCCATGTGGAAACCTTTTGAAATTTGGTTGAAAGGTAGGGATGTAGTTGCGTTGTAGAAATCCACAACAGGGTTAAGTCTACCTTGATACCCTAACATTGATTCGTCCACTCCTACAGTATTAGAAAATCCTAAATATGTTCTTCTTACGATGTCTCCAGGAGATTCGTCAGCAGGTCCCGAATAAAAAGGTGTGTTGTAAACTGTTTCACCAGGGAAAAAGTATTTCACTTTGAATTTTGGTACAGGTGCTAAGTTAGTTGGTGACCCGTATATTTTTTGGTTGTAACCATAGAAACCACAAGGTAAAGCATCGATTGGGGCATTCTCTGCCATTTCCACCATGATAAATTTAGATATTAAAGCAAATTCACCATCATGGGAACCGATTCTTTTTGCCACAAAATTATTAGACGCTGGGTCCATTGTACAGTTTGTGAACTTCTCAATTACAACTGGGTTAGCATCTGTATCGAAGAAATTACGTACTAATACATCAAATGTCATATTGTTGAAAGACAAGTTAGCAATTGAAACTTTGATTTCAACGTTCGCTGAATCCCCGTCTGAAATAGAAATAAATCTAAACAAATCATAAACCTTATTACCTCTCAATTCCGAAACTAAGAAAGGAGATTTTGGTGATTGGTATTGCTCTAATCTCCATCCGATAGATGTGTTAGACAAAGACCTAGCACTATCTAATGAGACTAAATTACAATTTAAACCTCTTATGTAAGATTGAAGATACGCATTCGAAAGAGCCGCAGGATAAACTTCGTCAACAAAAATAGGAACCTCATTTCTAGGTTTTCCAAAGTTTGTTGTACCGAGAACTTTAGTTATGAATTTTGAAGATGTAGGACTCATAGAAGTCTCAAATGAGAAGTCATCACCAGCGTTAGTAACCCCCGAAAGTAAGAATGTAAAATATGGGTCAGTTGTTATACCAGAATATTGGTCAGTACAAACCATTGTAACACCTGTTGTAGCACTAACCTCATAAATTGGACCGTGATTCTCACTTGTATTACTGTTAGTAAATAAAGATATACCTCTTGACCTCAAAGTAGCAATAACCATATTATTGTACTCAGTAAAGGAGAATGCTGAAAAAGTATAAATGTTACCTGACACAGTACCTGAAAATTCGTCAGTTCCTGTCGAGACTAAATTAGTTACAAAATAATCGTAAGAATAACCTGAATATAAATTACCTGTTGTAATATCGAAGTTAGCATAAAACCAAGCATCGTTATCACCTGATGTTAATTCGTTGAAGTCTAAATTTGCAGAGTTAGTCTCGAAACCATTTATGACAACAGGGTATGTTGTAATCAATGATTGAAAATCAGAATTCGGAATAGCTCCATAAATGAAACATGTATAACCAGAGGATGCTGGTGCTTCCATTATTGAATCCAAATTCGTTGTGAACTCTTGATTGATTGTTGAAGTACCTCCATTACTTAATCTGAATTGAACTTGTAATGAATTAGCAAGTATAGACGGTAAAGCAGTTAAATAACTGATTGTATTGTTAGCAGAATTTCCTGAGAAATCAAAAGAAAATGGAATTATACCACCATCTAAAGCCATTGTTGTGGGGTCAGGATTTGCTACGGTTGTTATACTCCAAGAAGGACCGGCATCATAACCAGACAATCCCAACACCCTTGTTACAAAAAGTTGGTTTGATTGTTGAAGGTATGATTTAGCAATATATGCCGCCTCATACTTTGGAATTTGTGTACCCACAAACTTGACAGGTTCAGTACCACCAAAATAGGCCTGAAACTCATCGTAGTTGGTAATGAACACTGGCTCGAAAGCTGGTCCTTTTATAGTCTCTCCAACGAGACCTAATGTCGTTACACCCACACTCTGAGCCACGAACGATAAATCGGTCTCAGAAGTATAAACTCCGGGGGAAACATAAACTTTTTTGTTAGCGATTGCTGTTGCCATTATTTTTGAAATTAATTCTTGCTAAGATTTATTTTATTGATAAATATTCATATGCGAATGAAAAAACTTTACTTTTGAATATCTATTTATAAACGGTGAGAATAAATTCTACCTTTTTTCTACCATGAAAGAAAAGAAAGAAATAAAGAACATAAAAATTGACCCTAAAGTACATGAAACACTAAAAAAGTATTGTGACAAAAGGGGTATCAAGATTTACAAGTTTCTCGAAAATTTGATAATGGAAAAGTGTAAAGAAAAGAAAGATATATATGGTGAGGATTAGACCAATTTACTCTCCCATGTAATCACCGCTTCTTTTGTGTTGTCCAACTTTGTAACAGTTAGTGTAAGAGTATCGTTTGTTGTGATTTGAATTAATGAAACGTCATTCCCATAATAATCTCCATTTATATAAACATCATAGTTGTCCACATTCTCTGAGGATATGAATTCCATGTCAGCGGTAAAGTCGATTGTATCAACAAGTGTGTTATTCCCAACAACAAAAAGAAACCTAGAAGGAAATTCATCAGGGTTCGATGGATATAATTCTCTTTTGACTTTTCTGACAGAAGTGTCAACCTCCACCAATTGAGTCACCCGAGCAATAGCAGGTTTAACCTCAAATTCCTCTTCATCAATCAAATAACCCAACATAGTAAAATCATAAGATTGAACATAATACTTTCTAGCCTCCATAGTCATCTGAGACTCGTCCGAAATATTATTCATAATGATTGGAACATATTGTCCTTTTATAAAAGTGTATGCTTGTCTTGATGAGAACTTCTGCATTACAATTTTATTAAGTTGATTAAGTTCCCTCATTCTATTACAAATAATTTTAACACTGTAATTAATATCTACTGGCACAGGTTGAGGTATTGTGTAAATGTCCATACCCTGCATGTTACCGTTCCAAGTCGGTACAGAAGCATAATAGAATTGTTTCCTTACAGGTATTGTATAAAGTAAAGCTGGATTTGTACCATACTTTACTTCAGGACTTCTCACAACTGTTATGAAGGGAGGAGACGGGTTATAGTCCAAATCAACAAACTTCCAAGTTTCCAAATATTGTGCCCAGTTTTGAGTAGTTATGATTATATCCAACATGGGCACTGTTTTTCCGGCAGTAACAACTTCCAAATCAGTTTTAACAAAATCCAACATTCCTCTATCCAAATCGGCATGAAGAACAGACTTTGGAAGATATGTACCATCTTTATTAATATACTCCAAAAGTTGTTCCCTCCTCGGGTATAATGTTTTCTGAGGAGTGAGAGGTAAGGTTGGTATTACTTTTTTTGGTAGTGGCATTTCTTACAAATAGTTTTTATATTTTCTAAAAAAAACAGAGGGTTGTTCCCGATGAATAACATCTACATTAACAACTTTGTTTTTACCCAAAAGTTTCATTGCGTGATTCAAAGATTTCAAACCCCAAGTTCTATCGGGTTTCCAAGTCAGAATGGTGTTTGTTCCTGATGGGTCGTATTTTAAATAGTTTCCCTCAATAGAAGGGTCAATTAATCCGACAAAGTTATAGTTCCCAACTTCAGGATAAGCCCTTAATCCCCCCTTCGAAAAACCCGAAACCGAATTAACTTTAGCATTTGGATATTTTCGTTTTATAGTTTCAGTAACAAATCCAACTGAATTTTCCCAAATACTATAAGCGACGTTTTTATCTTTTAAAATATCTTTCCCTTGACTATACAAAAACTTGGCACCGTATTTTGAGCTAGGGGTCCCTCCAAAAATAATTGCCCAAGAATTAGAGTTATTCCCCTTGTTCAATATTATGGAATCATCCGACGAAGACAATTTCTCGAATAATTTATATTGAGATTCTGTTACAAGTATTTTCATTATTATATTCCTCTAAACTCGTTTTCACTCACATATGTGGCAACAACAGTTCTATAAAAAGGTTTGTATCCACCATATGTGTGTTTATTATCTGACCTCACATATCCATCATCACTTACAGAATAATATCTCACTCTATCTTCGGTTTCATAATATCCCAAATAATCACCCATGAATATTTCCACACCCAAATCATCCAACTGTTTTTGGTAAAGAGAAAATCTCATATTACCTGGCTCTTGTTGTTCAACTTTAGAATTACCCAAAAATTTGTTTGTAGGTGCCATTACCTGAACAAGACCCTTCAACTCGACAGGTGCCAAGAATTGAACTCCGTCTTCCAAGACCTCGCCGTAGACGTCATCAGTTTTCGTTTTGTATCTATCGATTCTATAAAGAATTACAGTAAAGTTCATGTCCCCCTCTAACCACTCCTGCCCCATAGAAATGTCCAAAGCAAAATCCTCCCTTCCGAAAAACTTACCTAACCGAGAAATTGGAACTAAATTTTCTGCCATATTGATAAATATTTTAATTTCATTTATATTTCAAGTAAAAATTTTATGAAAATATTTCCACCACAAAAAGTTTATGTCTCTGAAAGCAAAATTCATGGTATGGGTGTCTTTGCTTCCGAAACAATAGAACAAGGAGAAATCTTCGAAGTGACACCATTGTTAGATTTGAAAATTCCAAAAGGGGAGCTAAGTGGGTGTATGATTGATTACAGATTCAACTGGCCACAAGGCACAAATCCAGAACTTCAAGTTGTAGGGTGGGGATACGGTAGTTTATATAATCACTCCGAAACTCCAAATGCCGCTTGGAAATCAAACATGGATAACTTCACCTTCGAATTTTATGCCACCCGAAAAATAGAAAAGGATGAAGAAATCCTTGTTTACTATGGTGATAGTCTTTATTGGAATGACGGAAGAGACCACGTCCAAATTAAATCATGAGTATAGAAGTTTCATTAGAATCTAAGGCACTTAGCATCCTTCAAGATTACGAAGGGGCTAACAATTATATTTTAGAACTTAAAAGAAAGTCTCAAGTCAACAAAAAATTTTATCCAACAAGAAGTCAGTCTGAGTACATTATCAATTTCCACGACAAGCAACCCAAGGTTGCTAAAAAATGGGTAATCTTGGACGCTTATTTTGCTCAAAAACTTGCGGATGATAAATTACTCACACAAGTACCTGAAAAAGTATGGGTAGAAAAACTTTTAGCGGAAAAAGAAAAGGCTTATCACATTTGGGGTAAAATCCAAGACTCAGAACAATTACACGAATTTTGGCTACCAAAAGCCTCTCTCATCAAAGATAATACAGTCAAAGACGTTGTCATCGATTATTCAAAATATGAACATCGTCCACCTCTTACACATCAAAAAGAAGCAATCCAAAAACTTGTAGAAAATAAAAAATATATTTTGGCTGATGATATGGGTTTGGGAAAAACTACGTCAACAATCATTGCTGCTTTGGAGTCAGGTGCCAAAAAGGTTTTAATAATTTGTCCCGCAACATTAAAAATAAATTGGAAGAGAGAGATTCAAAACTACTCCACCAAAAGTGTGTATATTTGTGAAGGGAAAAACTTTGAACCGAATCACGACTTCATTATAATAAATTATGACATAATAAAAAATTTCCATGACACTAAAAGAAAAAATGAATCGCAAATTGTTAGCGCCGATTTTGATTTGGTGGTTGTTGATGAAGCACACTATATCAAAAATGCTCAAGCTCAACGTACGAAACTAATCAATGATATTGTTAAAAAAGTCGATAGGTTGTGGCTTCTAACCGGAACTCCAATGACATCAAGACCAATTGATTATTATAATCTATTGAATTTGGTTGATTCCCCCGTGGCAAAAAATTGGATGGCATACGTTATTAGATATTGTTCCGGTTATCAATTTAGAGTTGGTCCAAGAAAGGTGTGGAACGTGATGGGGGCATCTAATTTGGAAGAACTAAGAGACAGAACGTTAAATTCAACTTTGAGGCGGTTGAAGGAAGATGTTTTAGATTTACCTGAAAAAATTATTACCCCCGTATACTTGAGATTAAAATCCAAAATATATGAGGAGGTTATGGGTGAGTATTATAATTGGTATGAAAAAAATCCTGACGAATCGAAATCACTAACTGTTCAGTTCACAAAACTCACAAAGGTTAGACAGATTTTGGCGGATGAGAAAATTGAAAAAACAATTGAATTAGCAGAAAACATTTTAGAACAAGACAAAAAAGTTATAATATTCTGTAACTTCACAAATTCATTAAATAAGATTACGGAACACTTTGGAAAATCTGCCGTCAAACTCGACGGCTCAATGTCTAAAACTGAAAGACAATTCGCAGTGGACCAATTTCAAGAAAATGAAAAAGTTAAAGTTTTTGTGGGAAACATCAAGGCAGCTGGTGTTGGTATAACACTTACCTCAGCAGAAGCAGTTATAATGAATGATTTGTCATTCTTACCATCAGACCATTCACAGGCGGAGGACAGAGCTTACAGATTCGGGCAAAAGAATAACGTCTTGGTTTATTATCCCATTTTTGAAAACACCATTGAAGGAATAATATACGATATTCTCAATAACAAAAAAAATGTAATTGCGACAGTTATGGGAGATAACAATCAAGTCGATTACGTCGAAGAAATTTTACAAAGAATAAATGAATTAAGAAATTAGTAAGGTTCGTGTTATTTATATACACAGACCTCTTATGTTAGAAATAGAAAAAAAAATATCACAACTCGAATTTAGGATTTTAGAGAATCACATAAACAAAGAGAAAGAGTTGTTACTTACAGAAATGAAAAAAATAGGGATTGAAAAACTCCCATATTCTTATTCAGCCCTCAAACAATTTATTGACCCTGAAACAATGGATTTCCATTATAATAAACATTATAAAGGATACGTTGATAAATTAAATGATGCCTTAGCTAAGAAAAAATATGGTGATTTAGAATTAGAACAAATTATCAAATCGATAAGTAGATTTGACAAAACAATCAGAAATAATGCTGGTGGGGCATTTAACCACGCATTGTTTTGGAACATGCTGACCCCAAACCCCAAAAAATTAACAGGAATACTTTACGAAAAAATTGTGAAGGAGTTTGGTTCATTCACCTCATTCAAGAAAAAATTCGAAACAGTAGCTAAAGACAGATTTGGTTCTGGTTGGGTATGGTTGGTTTTGACAGCAAAAAATAAACTTAAGATAATGTCTACCCCAAACCAAGATAACCCATTGATGAATGTCATCGAAGGTGGGGGTTTTCCAATTTTAGGATTAGATTTGTGGGAACATGCTTATTATCTGAAATACAAAAACAAAAGAGATGAATATATTTCTAACTTTTGGAAAGTTGTAAATTGGGATTTTGTGACAAAACTTTATGAAATGAAGACCGAAACCAAGCTTTTGGAAACCCAAGAAATCAGAAAATTAATTAACGAATCTAAGGAGCCTAAATTTTGTAACCCTAAAGAAACAATATCTTATAAAGCAGTAATAGATAATCCAAAATTGAAAAGAATTTACCAAGACGGTATAACAAAAGTATTAAAAAAGATATTCGGTGAATTTTGGGTTGAGTCTGAAAAAGGGGAAATGTCTGGATTTTACGGTATCGAATCAGAACAAGGAAGGTCGATTTTGAATAACTTGAATACGAATTTCAATACATTTTGTTTACTAACAAAGGCTATTAATAAAGAAATCTTGACAGAAAAACCTGATGGAAGGACCTTTGATTTTTCTCAAGAAAAAAATAGAACTTTGGAAGAAATGAATAGATTCATCAAAGTTTTAGACATTTTCAGAAAAAGAATTTTCAATAAGAACAACGAGGACTTCATAAACATAATAAATGTTTTGAGTAAACTTTGGAAAAGAGGACAGAAGTCTGAAGATAACGCCCTGAAGAAAATGGAAGATTATTTTGGTAAAGACGTAGAAATAGAAAAACTCGGAGCTCATGGTAGTAAAAATGATGCTTTGAAAGGTATAGACCTGAAAATCAAACTATCCGGTGATTCTTTCACTGCACAAGTGAAACCATATTCTGTTTTTTCTGTTATCAAAGATAAAATTGAATTATTAGATACGGGTAATGTAAAACCTTACGATGTAGACTGGTTGATTTTTATTCAACCAAAATCCAATAAAACGTTAATATTTAAGAATAAACCATTGAGTAGTGAAGGACAATACGTTTTTAACGTGGAGTCACTAATTCATGAAATTGAATAAATATTGATATTTATAGATATGGCAGTAATTCCAGAACCAGAAAGAACCAGAATATATACGAGAATCAAACACCTTCTCGGTGCCCCGTTAAGGAGCGTCGAATTAGAAGATGAAATGTTAGATTCCTTAATGGAACTATCCATCGGTGATTACGAAGAATACGTTCTACAATGGTTAATTGATAGTCAATGGGTTAACTTAGTAAACCTCAACATGTCTGAAAAATCAGTTGCTCAAGCTTTGATTACTAGGACCATGGATTTCGAACAACAATTTGCCTACTCATATTCTAAAATTGTGGGACTACAAACTGTGGGACCTTGGGTGTTGAAAAAAGATTATTTTATTCTCGAGGCTAACAAACAAAACTATGAAATCCCTGCTGGACGTGAAGTTAACGAATTACTTTGGTTCAGTAACCAACCTTGGACAGCATTTGGTTTAGGTGGTGTTGGCGGATTCGGATTTGGTGGAATAGGATTAGGTGCTAATGAAGCCGGATATGCTCAAATGGGATACCAAGGTTCATATTTTATGATGTCTGGTTTTGACTATTTGATTAGAATGCAAGAAGCCAATATCTTAAATAGAATTTTAGGGGGGTCATTAACATATAGAATAACGGCCCTTCCTGATGGCAAGAAGAACATTTTCTTATATAATACGCCAGGTGGAAGATTCAATTGGAGCAACTACAGTCTATACGCTGGTAAAGCAGTTTGGTATTGGTATTATGATGTAAATCCTGATAACAGAGCAGATTGTTTGAAAAATAACCCTGATGTTATTAAGTTACCAACAGATGTTCCCATCTCTGAATTATCTTGGGAGGACTTGAATGTCCCTGGTCAACAATGGGTTAGAAGATGGTTTACTGCTTATTGTAAAGAAACGTTATCTCGAGTACGAGGTAAGTACATGGGTAACTTGAAAACTCCTGATACCGAAATTCAAATGGAATATCAGAGTTTGTCAACTGAAGCAAAAGACGAAAAGGCGAAACTTTTAGAAGAACTCATCGGTGAGAACGGATGGTTGTCAAGACTTAGACCTGAGAAGGTTATGGAGCGAGAGGCATCTATAGCTGAAAACTTAAATAAACAAATGAAATTCAGAGCGTTCCCACGTCAAATTTATGTAATCTAATGGCAATCGTAAGAAGCATACCATCAAGAAGAATTATAAACGGACATTCTATACAAACTTCCGAAATTTCTGTAGTTTCTGAACTTAATTATAAAACTAACGGAGAGTCTTGCGTTATCATCCGAGGTGTTGAAGAATCTTTCGTTGTATTAGATTCCACAACTACTGACCACGTTGTTGTAAAAGCAATGACATACCTCACTGTCACACCTGATGTTGGAAAAATTGACGAAGAATATGATGAACTTGTTATGGACAAATTTGCCTGTGTTGAATTCAGATTTGCCAACAACAATTGGTATATTCTTTCATCAGACGGATTGAAACAATCCTAATTTTTGTTCCCAACCATCCTCAGCTAATTCGTAAATATAATTCGGACTTAGTCCTCTTTTTTCCCAATAAGATAACTCTTGTTCAGTTATTTGTAGAACGTCCTCTTCAAGTTTATCTTGGTCACCTTCTTCAAAGGGCATACCGTTGATTAATTCACATTGAGCGTTCGTGAATATACCACGGGATTCTGGGTCTGTTACAATTAAATTGTCTCTAACTTCTTGTTGAAAGACAACCAATAAAGGTTCGATTCTTTTGTTGAAAGTTGCGATAGCTCGAGGAACATTGTACTCACCTGTCATCTCTGGATTAGTTTCCAAAATATTAGAATTAAGCATATAACAATTAACAATTACACCATCAGAAATTGGTTTGTAATTTGGATTGAGGTTTAAGTTGTATTCGTTTGTTTCCTTAATTTGTTTAGCGGTCATTTTTTGTACATCACCTTGAGACGCCTTTTTACCATTGTTTACGTACATAATAACATCCCCAAGATTAACATTCAAACCCTCTTGTATTGCTAATTCCATATGCGCCATACGACTCATACTATTTCCAGCCTTAGTTTTTTGTGTTAACCTTTTTTTGTAGTCATCTAAGGTTAGTTTAACTTTTGCTCGTTGGGCAATTTTAGATAATGGAACTTGTTGGTCAAATATCTTTTTCAGATACTCGTAGTAATATTCAATGAAGTTTTTACCATCACCATTCAACAAAAGTTTAATTCCTTTGTCCAAGAATTCTTCAATATATAAAGGGAGTTTTTTTGATTTAATGGAATTGCCAGTCAACTTTATCTTTCCCTTAGCATCCATAACTGCGTAATTTTTTCTGGCAAGATTTATACAGGATGGCCATACACCATCGGTATCTAACGCCATTTCACCTCTCATGAAAATATCATTATATTCTGCCACGTCAGCGTCGGGACCAGTATATTCTTTTCCTACTTTAACTTTCCAGTTCAAACCCCGGCCAACGTAACGATGATTTTCTACTCCTTCAGGACTTGAAAAGTTTACACCGTCCGTATCCATAACAAGTGGAACGTATCCTTTTGACATAAAGAATTTAATCATCTGTCTCAAGTACTGACGACCTGTACATGTAATTTGTTCACCCATGTACATATCACCCCAAGCATAAACCTGTGGTGCTGACAACGCACCGAACATTGAGTTAATGAAAATCTTGATTGGAAGTTGTTTGTTTGAATATGAAGAAGAAAGTGCTGGGTCAGTTGTATAATACTCTTCGGCAAGTTGTTTATACTTAATACGAGTATCACGGAAATACTTCAACATTCCTTTCATCGCACCTGTCACATCACACTGTGGGAATACATCGTGTACGAGCTGAATAGAGGGGTATAGAGACGAGAAGTCGAGCTTGAGTACATTCTTACTATACCCAACCTTAAGTAGTCGAGAAAGACCTCCTACGAAGTCTGTCTTGTCTTGTTTGGCCGGGATTGCTAAACCGTGTTTATATGACCATGCCAACATTAACATTTTCCAAAGGGTTGCGGTTCCCATAGTTGATACCCTTTCATATGTTGTTGGAATCATTGAAGCAAGTAGGAATGAGGCTTGATTGAACTCTTTATCCACCGCTAATGTTTCTTCCAAGTCATCGTCAAGATATCTTTCGACTAAATTATCTCCGGTCGTTTTTAAATAAATGTCTGAACGACTTTCACATATAGTGTCAATCTTAGTATCTTGTCCAACTTTGCGGTAGTTACCGTTCTGAATATTCAACCAATACTCTTCTTTTTTTTCATACATTTTTCCAATATGGCCGTGGTCAATGTAAACTCGGTCTTTGGCTTCTTTGCCAATAAATGTGGTTATGTATTTAAGTCCCGCAGCTTTGATATTCGAATTGATTGCCTGAGCTCTTCTGACTGCGTGAATAATATCAATAACATTATACCCCCAAATTGAAGTCTGAGTATAATCCTCCACCTCATTTGCCAATTTCAATATTGATTCTTTTCTTGTGTACGAATGTTGGGGGTGAAGTGATTTTATCGACTTCCTCATATCTATTCCTAATCTCTGACCTCTCTCGAACAACCAATGCCAGTCGAAGTTTGCTGAGTTGTAACCTCCAATGATTGAAGGTTTTATTTGGTCGATAACATTAAAAAACTCGATGATTGCTCCCTTTTCTTGGGACTCGTCCAAACACTCAATGACTCTGTGAAAACCTTTGTTTGTTTTGATTCCAATCATAAAAATTCGACCATCTTTAGGGTCCAAAGCATTTGTCTCCAAGTCGAATACCAAACGTGTCACATCATCATAATCAGTATATCCTTTGAATAGCCTTTTTTCCTTTGAAACAAGATATTGTTCAACGGGGGGTAAAACCATAACTTTATCTTTGGTTTTTTCTCCCCAAGGGTCACAACCACCGTCACGGAAAAATTGTATAAGCTCACGATATCCCTTCAGAGATTTTACCATAAAGGTTAAACCTTTCTCAAGTCTTTCGTCACCTTTAGTCTCGAGCTTATCAATAACAATTCCATATTTTGTCATAGCCTCTTTTTGAGCCATTTTGGAGTTGTTATAGAAGTTGAGACCTCTTAGGTCACCAACCCAAGCAAAAGGGATGAATGTATCTTTACGAATTTCTTTTCCTTTACCAGGAATTTCTTTGATTTTAAAAATGGAGTTTGAAACGTAGTCAAACTCGATAGCAACTATAAATTCTTCGGGGTCGTTTCCATGTAGGAACGACTCAATTTCTTGAGGGTCAATCATATGTTTTTACGAGTGGTTTATTGGCTTTCACACTATCGTGAAGTTCACCTTACTCATTCCTCAATAAATATAATAAAAAAAAATTACCTAATCAAAATTAACAACAGGCTTGTTCGGCAATAAAACTATCCTGTATGTTTATATAAAGTTGTTCACGTATAGGTAAAATTAAATTACCTTCATCGTTTTTGATTAGAAATTGTCCTTCGTATCTCCCAGGTGTATCTGTATCCATCGAATTAAATTGGAAATAAACGTAGTATTCTGTTGTTGCTCCGTCGGGTAATAATAAAGGCACAATGTAACAAGGAGCTCCAACAATTTTTGGAATACCTGTATAATAATCAACCATTGAGAAAAAAATGGTTGAAACTTCTAAAGCGGCCATTAACTCCAAGTAGCCCGCTCTTCCGTCTTTAACAACCTGCATTTTGAGAACAGGCAACGTGGCATTTTTTTTAATGTAGAATTCCATAACAATAAATATATTGTTATGACTCTTTACGAAGTTCCCTACTATAATGTTCGAATCTATTGTGTTCCGTTGGAGTCAACAATAAAATACCAGGTTTGATTTCTTCTTTTTTAGTGAGCTGATAGATGTGACTCATCCAAGTCTGTTCGAATGGATGTGCCCAAGTTGTATCCAAGAACATCTTTTTATTTCCTGTTTTAGACACTATTTGAGGCCAATTACAGTAATAAACATCACCTGTCGCATACGGTACACCTTTATGAGACAAAATATTTTTGAATTCCATTTTCGGGGCATTAGGGTCCAATCCCATCTCAGGTAATCTATTTTTCCCAGGCCAAAACTTTTCTCTCACATTCTGAGGAACATTATACCAAGACCACTGAACACTGTTATCACCAAAAAACTCTGTATAATTTAATTTTATAAAGTCAAAATTTTCCTTTTTGATAATTTCTAAAGACTTAGTGTATAGGTTTGGTACTTTTCTATTGAACCCATTCCTACAAACCTCTCCGTCTTTACAGAAGAAAAACATATCGTCCTCGAAAAAAAAGTAAAAATCTAAATCTGGTTCATCCTCAAAATGTTCCGCAATCCATTGTCTACCTCCACAAATACCTAAATTATCTTTTTTTATGTGTTCGAAGCCATATTCGTGACAAATACGAATATAATCAAAAGTTGTTGATGTATCTGTAGAATTATCTAATAAAAACTTTTTCGTTTTTAAAATAAAGTCTTTATCGTATTCCATCATAGAATCAATCAATGTTTGGAATTGTTTTGGACTATTGAAACCTATAACATAAAGGCCAACCTTACTAATATCCAAATTTGAGACGCCTACCGTAGATGTTTCATTTTTTGGAACAAGTTTGTCATCTTTCAAATCTTCAAAAAACTTACCCACCAATCCGTTAGATTCAATTTCGAAGTAGTTTATTAAATCAGCATGTTTGTAACACATAATACTGAAAATAGATTCTTCAGTACCCATGTAACCTTCCTCTAAAGTTGATTTTAACAAACCGTAATATATTCCGTTAATGTTTGATATGGAATCTTTAGGACCACCAAAAAATCCTCCTCTAGCAACCTTATTAACCTTAGAGCCGGCAATTGAGTTTAGTTTTGAATATTCAAATCCATGGATTTCATTTTCAGCATCATACGGGAAACAAATGAAAGAAAATTTAGAAATATATTTTGATAGTTTATCTAAAACTTTATCGTGTGTGAAATATCCCGGATGAACTGTATTTGTTAATCCACCGTCAATCCAAAATAGATATTCAGAATCAAACCTATCAAGGATTTTAGCGTCGTTAAGGAGAAACACTTTTGACATCACAAGTGGGTTGTAATTCTCCAATCTAGCTTGGGTAGAATCTTTCAACCAACCCGATAAGTTTTTCCAACTGTCCTTATTTCTAATTTCTTGAATCAATGGAAAAAATTCATTATTTCTGAACCAAGAGAGAGGTCTTTCTATAAACTGAGTATTTTTTTCAGTTCTTTTTTTAAAAACAATTTCTTTTAATTCTTTATCACCATAAATAATCATATTGACATCCACATTGAGTAGACTGTCAAACTTATCCAAATAGTGTTGATAAGGTCTTGACCAACCTTCTGAGAGGGATTCTCGTCCGATATCCCAAATACCTGTAACAAGTGTTATATTACTCATATATTCTGTTAAATTCTTCTAAAATTCTATAAAAACTTTTATTTCTTTCGAAAAGTGTTGGGTCTGTTCCAGGGGGACAATTGTCAGGACACCACCAAATATCAAAATGTTTTCTCGTAAATAATTCAGGGTGATTATAATACATAAGAGTCATTATAATTTCTTCGAAATAAACCCTTTCCACAGGACTAATTTTGAAAACATAATCTTCGAAAATTGTTACCACATTATCCCATAAATCTCTATGACCACCAAACATACCACCTATAATGTGGATGTCTCTTTGATATTTGTTATACCATTTAGGGTCTACTGTACCCGACCAAAAGTTTCTGTCATTTTCTTTACCTAATATCAAAAATTTATTTTCAGAATCAGTCACTATATTCTTCAAGAAATCATTATTAAATAATGAACTCTCATAATATCTCCTCTGTGGATGTTGACTTCCGGTTAAATATTTGTTCGGTATCAGACCACAGTGTGACAATCCAGCATCAATCCAAAAGTAATAATCATACGATTTATCCTCATTCCACCACCAAGAAAACTTTGCCCATTGGATTTCAATACATCTATCACCTCTTTTAGCAGAATCATAGTCTTTATATTTCTCGAGAATTTCTTGGAACTTTGTTTTTTTCAAATCATAAATTTTGAATTCTAACTTTTCTTCACTGATACCATGCTCTTGGTAGAAAAAATTTTTCAATCTTTCTATTTCTCTTTCTGAAGTATAACATAAGAAATCGGCGTCTGTCATTTTTAATAACGACAAAAGACTATATTGATAGTGGCCTCCTCTCGAAGGTCTCCCACCTAATTCAGTTCCTGACAGGTCGCTATATATACATGTGATAAATTTAACTCTCATATCTGTAGTCCTTATGAACTTTTTGTAATTTGATGTTTTTATTTTCTTGTAAATTTAAATATTCCCTTGGAATTTTTACCGGTGAATACTGATTCCAATTATAAGTTTGGGTATAAAAATTATTATAAACTCCGCCAGAAACATCTGACCAGTCACTAATTTGAGGACCAATTGGTAAAATTGGAACATAGCTCTGATAAACAGAGGTCACATTTTGATAAATGAAATCATCAATAGCGTAGTATCCAATTTTCGATGGTTCCTCGATTTCTAAAACCTTGTCATAAATGGACTCGTGGTACATTATCATGTTTGTTGCGAATATACCTCTATGATGTTCTTCTTTAGGAGGAAGATTAGTGGCATCCAAAAACCATTTAGAATTTGTACTTAGGTTTATTGGACGATTAATCGTTGGTGCTAAATTTATAACCGCAAATTCAATCCCTGATGATTCCGTTTCAATTTGTTGAACTAAAGACTTTGCGTAAGGCATGATTGTACAATCATCCTCGATAACTAGAACCTTTTTATACCCACGGGCTTTAGCCAATTTTATTATTTCCAAATGAGATTTTGTACAACCCACATGATTATTTAAATCGATTGCGGGAAAATACTCGTAGTCCCAACCGATATATTCCATTTCTTTTTTTATCGATTCAAACCTATCTTTTCTTCTTTCTAAATTAACAACAAATTTCGGTGCGTCTGAAAAAATCATTAGCTTACATGATTGTGATTTAATTGTCCCGTCAGTCTCTCACACCAACCTTTCGATTCAGAGTGTGGCCAAACAACCCAATATTTTGGTAAAACATCAGTTTGGAATTCTCTCCATATTTTACAATACTTATCGGGGTCGTTCATCATTCTTGTGATTTCCGATTTATCGGCATCTTTTCTGAAGAGGGTCTCATCGTTGGGACCATGGAAAGCAACAACCCAAAAATCGTAGTCTTTTTCAGGGACACTTGAGTAACCTACGTCTATACAATGTTTGTAAACAGAAGCGAAATCCTTTTTCCAATCTTCCTCAGTTTCATAGTTGTATGGGTTAGGGGGGTAATTTTTGTCTAAAGTATATCTTTGAACTGCTCTTTTCTCGAAAAGTAAACCTGAATATTTTTCATAATCTCTGAGCGTTCTCACGGGTCCAAAACCGAAAGGACCATCATGACCCTCTTGAGTTTCATTATCCATACCGAATAGCTTTCTATTTAACAAGTGTGAAACTCTATTTTTTTCTCCCCATGTTCTATCATCGTCCCACTGTTTTGTTCTACCCTTACGAGTATATTCATGATACACAACAGGGATGTGAGGGTGAAAAAGGTCATAACCCCATGTATATGCTCTAGCTGCGATTGAAATTTCTTCACCGTGGAAATAATATTCAGGGTTATGTTGAACCTCTTTAGCAAAACTTCCCAATGTAAAACAGAAATGTGCCGAGTAAAATCTGGCAGTTACGGGTTTGGTCATTTCACGCCATCCAGGGATTGTCTCAGGTAAAAAGAATACCGCACCTTCAGGTATAAATCTATCAAATACCATTCTCCAAGCGTCTTGAGCTCTTCCCGCTGGGTCATTATCAGGGTCGAAAGATGGTACATAACCCGTAAGTAGAGGTTTTTTGTATCCATCTTTTTGTAACCCCTTTATCATATCGATTAGGATTACATCCCAATCTTTAACGAATCTCATGTGAGAATCTATTTGTAATGTATATTTTTCATTTTTATATAGTTGTTGAACTAAATGTCTTGCCCAACAAACCCCTTTTGCCTCTTCGTAAGGAATGTCTAAAATTCTGAACCTTTTATCATCTCTCCACTCATCAAGGTTGTCAAATCCGTCCGATTCTGAATATTGTCTCGCAATACCTAAAACTAAGTTTTCGGGTTTCTTGGCATTTGCTAACATATCTTTTATTGTTAGGACTAACTGTGGGTCGCGATAACTAGCAATCTGTATAAAAATTTTACTCATATAAATTATTTGGTATAAAAATAAAAAACCCCCTACAAAAGTAGAGGGTTGTTTTTTATTTATGAAAATTTTATTTTAACATGGGGAACCAAATGGTGTTGAAAGTCCGCCATTATCGATAATAACACAAGGACCACAACCCCCTGACTCATTGGTATAATATAAACCTCCTCCATTGAATGGGTTGGTCAAATTTATATCCGTAAAGAACTGAGTAACAAGTTGCCAATCACTATTCGCACCATAAACCGTTTGTGTCAGAGATACTGGGTCAATTTGACATAAAGTGTCACCTGATGAAATTAAGAATGCAGTTGGATTAATCTGAGCACTTATATAAACAGGTAACCCAGGAGTCCAATTTGTGGTTGCTGATTGTATCAACACGGTATTACCTGTGAATCCTGTAATTGGAGGAACACTGATTCCTGTACCGAACACAAATCCATCGCCTGCAACACCTGGAGGTGTTCCTGTATTAGCTGACCAATATTTGAATGCATTTGTATCACCAGAGTAAATTGCTGTACTTCCTGTTTGACTCATTGTAATAGTAATACTTTGTCCAGTAAATTGTGAGAAGTAACTTGTTCTATCTATTCCGTCGGAATCAATAGAATTGAAGTAGATTGCTCTACCAATACTTGTCATTTCGTTAGGGTTTGTTGTCCCTGAACTAGAGCCTGCTATTTCTGTCATTATCGTATTACCTGTAGTTGGGAAGTTGTAAGGTAATACTATTAAATTAAATGAATATCCTGTTACTGGTTCAGGTGTAACACTTGGTGTTGGCGTTAATGTTGGAGTAACTGATGGTGTTCCAGTATTAGTTACACTTGGTGTTGGCGTACTTGTAGTTGTTGGTGTAGGTGTTACTAAAGTTGCCTCACATGCTGCACAGTTAACATAGAAAAGAAGTGGTGTTGCACCGTCTGTTGGAGTTGCCACGGTCTTCTCAACAATTCTATAACATCCACTTGGTGTTCCTCCTGTGAATGTGAAATTGAATACGTCACCAGATGCTAATGTCGATGGTCCTAAATCAGCAACTAATACGTTCAAGTTGGTACATCCCGAAATTGTGTATGTAGTAACCGAACTTAAGTCAGTTGTAGTTGGTGTTGGTGTGTTCGTTGGTGTTTCACTAGGTGTTTCACTTGGGGTTTCAGTTATTGTTGGAGTTGGTGTTTGAGTTAAAGTTGGTGTAGGGGTAGGTGTTGGTGATAATGTTCCTATAACACAAATATCAACAGCCCCTTCATTAGGAGTGAAAAGAGGGAAGAATACATGTAATGGTTGTGTTACAGCGTTGGTTGATGTGTAAAGTAATGTTGAATTATAATAATACTTTACGCTTGTTCCATCATAATCCACTTTCCACACATCAGATGATGAAACAACAGTACCGACATTTAAAACGGCAACTTGACCACCGTTTTCATATATTTCAATTTGGTCACTATTATACAGGTAAATACCATATGACGTATCCTCATATGTGCTGCCAGGGGTAGCGGTTGGGTTGTAAGAGAATCCACCCATTAAAATATTACCATTCGCAGAAGTTTGGAAGGTTACGGAAACAGGACCAGTAAATGTCTCTAAAGAATATGCCGATGAATCCCATCCTGATGTTCCATCATTTATCGCACTATTACTTGTTGTTGTAGCATTGTTACCTATGAAAGTAAATGTTTCACAGTTTAAAATTGGTGATGGAGTTGGAGTTTGTGTTGATGTGTTTGTTGGTGTAGGTGTAGAGGTTGATGTTTCGGTATTTGTTGGTGTAGGAGTAGATGTTGATGTTTCGGTATTTGTTGGTGTAGGTGTAGAGGTTGATGTTTCGGTATTTGTTGGTGTTGGTGTCGGTGTTTCAGTATTCGTTGGAGTCGGTGTTTGAGTTGGTGATGGGGATTCAATAGTTAATGTTAATGAGTCTTCAGTAGCCCCGGAACCCCAACTATAAACATAAACTCCAGGTGTCAAATTCATCGAGGATATTGTTTGACCTGTGAACGTCATACTTGCCGATATAAATGTACCTGACGTGTATCCTGTTGGTACCATCAGACTAGTTTCTGTTAGATTAAAAATACCGAAGAAGTCACCAGAACCAAAATCTTGTGCTTGACCCGGTCCTGTACCGAAATTAGCAGGTTTGCTAAATGTTGCTCCAGTGTAAGCGTCTGATGATGTTGTTGTTGTTGGTCCACAACCAAATAATGCCATAGAAGGTCCTATTCCTCCGAGTGTTGGTTGTGTAAATGTTTCCGAATATGTTAAATCAGTAAGATTGAATGAACCAGAACCAGACATCACAACATCGGACCCGCTTTCAAATATTGTCGCTGTGAACCCTGAAGATGGAATCGGTGTTTCAGTCGGAGTTGGTGTATTTGTGGGAGTTTCACTGCTTGTTGCTGTAGGTGTTGGTGTTTCTGTTTCAGTCGGTGTTGGTGTGCTAGTTGGTGTCACACACTCAACAGGTAAACCTATATTAGTATAACCAAGGGCGGTTGTAGCCGTAAAACCTGTTGATAGATAATCATAAATGACATCGCCAGGTGCTGGTATAGTACAACATTCGTTACTATAAGCATTCCAGAAGAAAGTAGGGTCTGGAGGAATATACGGGTAGGGTTCGGGAGCAAAGCCACCTAAAGTCCAAATGACTGTTGGAGTTCCTCCTGTAGAGTTACAAAAACTTTCTATGTCAGGATATATTGTTATTGAGTATTGAACAGATGTACCACTCAAACAAGGAGTTGTGGGTGTGGGTGTTGGAGTTTCAGTGCCTGTTGGAGTAGGTGTTTCAATTATCGAAGTTCCCGTAGGTGTTGGAGTTTCTGTTTCAGTTGGTGTAGGAGTTGGTGTCTCAATTACGGAGGTCCCAGTAGGAGTAGGTGTTTCAGTGTTTG